AATTCTATTTGTAGACGAATTACTAAATGCTTGCATCATCATAAAACCTTCTGTCTCCGTACCAGAATCGTATTGATATGATGTAATTACAGGATTTTTATTTGTATCATCAGTAGTTGTATGTGTTAAGTGTAATGTTTGTGTACCAGCAATATCAAGTTTTCCAACTGGACTTGTAACTCCGATGCCGACATTGCCACCATTTAAATATGAAGTTCCATCTGCTAAGAGTCTGATTTTTTCAGAACCATCATTTAATATATTTAAAAATCCATTATCTAAGTCTCCACCAGAATCACCATAAGCTCCTATTTTCACTAAATCATAGTCTGCACTTGAAACTTGAACTCTATGACCATCGCCTTTAACATGGAGAGCAACACTAGGACTTTCTGTTCCAATGCCGACATTTGAACCCGTTATTGTCATAACGGTGTTACTGTCATTATTTAAAAACCTAAATCCACCAGCTGCTTCAAAACTTTGAAAAAATAATGTATTGCCTTCTAATAAAATTCTTGTTCCGTCTGAATTTGAGGTGCCTGTTGTAGAATTGTGAAAAAATAAATGTGGAAAATTTGCATTGTAAATATCAATACCACTTCCGTTTATACCAGATTGAAGTTGTGGTGATTGTGTACCGACTCCAATTTTATGTGCAATATGACCTACACCAAACGAACCAGTTGAGTATTGAGAACCACTTACATGAGCTGACGAACTATTTAAAATTATACCAGCCGTAGTAATTCTTACTCTTTCAGCACCGTTTGGCTCAAATACTATTGGTAAATTTTCACCAGTACCTATATCTAAACCAGCGGAGTCGTATCTAATATAAGCATAATCACTACCAGCACCAACACCATCTGTACTATCTCTATCTAGTATTATTATAGATCTACTGTTGGTATTGTCAGCTGATAATTTTATTCCGAAATTTTGAGATTCTGCAACTATATCAACAGTACCAGAACTACTTACGTGAAGATTGTGGTCAGGACCTGTGGTGCCGATGCCGACCTTTCCGTTTCTTAAAATAGTAACTAAATCAGTAGAAAAATGTTGAAACTTAAATCCCGCATGATCAGTTGATGCAAAGGTAGAGTTATTATTTTCCCTTGTATTAAAAATCATATCACCGGTTGTAGTTCCATCTAATCCCATAGCCATTAAAAAGAGACCGTGAGTACCAGCAGTTTGCCTTCCAGTAATAGAAGGAGTTAGAGTAGAGCTTACAGAACCAAATTGTAATGTACCAGTAGCAGCTGATGTATCTACTGAACCAGCAGTTGTTTGAATTGTTAAGTTAGAATTTTGAGTCGTTGTTCCTATGCCAACTCGCCCAGCAGTATGTAAAGCACCAAACGAACCGGTTGAGGTTGATGAGCCACTTATGACTTTATTTGCACCTGTAGATACTATATTACCAGTGGTTTGTATTAATGGTGATGAACCACCTTGTACAAAGAAACCACCACCATCTGAAATTTCAACAACAGTTGTGTTACCACTTGTCTGTTGGAAAAGATGACTTGCACCTGAGGCTTTTTGTCTATAATATAGGTTACCAGTATTATTTGTAAGAAATGTATGAGAACTGTGTTGAATGGTAAAATCATTATCATTTCCAACATTAACAAATTTACCATCTGCTATATGTAAGTTTTCTGCTAGTATTAATTTTGCAAACGAACCAGTTGAGGTTGATGAACCACTTATTTTATTATGAGCTACTTGTAATACTGGAGCAGTTAAAGTATTTGTTCCACTATTGTTTTGAGCAAAGAAATCAATTCTTGTTGCTTGATAATTAGCACTACCAGCATCCCAAACTGCATCGGCATTAAATTCTATTTTTGAACCTGTGTTTGCAGTGGAAGTACTATCAGTTCCTAAAGCATATATAGCTGCTATTGTATCACCAGCTGCTATTGAAGTATCTTTTGACCATAAGTTTAATCTTGCTGGTGTATCACTACTCCCATCGGTTATTACATTGATACCATCATTAGTAACTACCTCTAAAGCAGTAGAAGGACTTGTGGTGCCGATGCCGACTTTACCTGTTTCATCCATCAACATCACAACTTTTGATTGGTCTACATTTTTAAATTGTAATGTAGATGTCGCACCACTATTGGCATTAAATATATGCCATTCGTCACCATTTGTTTGTGTTGTATCAAGAGATAGATAAACATTATTATCAGATACCACCTTTAGGTTTGCTCCACTTTTATTTATTTCTAAAGCTTCTCCAGGACTTGTGGTGCCGATGCCGACATTTCCATTCTGTAACATTGTCATTACAGTTACACTATTTGCATTTGCTTTAAATTGTAAATCATCAGTTCCATTAGCACTTGGATCATGTATTATTCTAAACTTTTCAGTATTTGAGGCATTTTTAAAGTATAGGGCATTTTTATTTGAACCATCACCAGTTCCTTTAAAGATAACACCAGCTCCACCACTACCAGAAATCATTATATTTCCAGCACTTATTTCTAATTTTTGTGAAGGAACTGTGGTGCCGATGCCGACTTTGCCATCTGCACGAACTACAAATTTTACATTACCAGTGCTTTCATCTAAGTCTATAGAATTTCCCTTGATAAACAAAGGATAAGATGTATTATTTTCATCATAACCAGATATAAAAATTCCGTTATAGTGATTTGTTGTATTACTGCTATGTTCTATGTGCAAAGCATAATCAGAAGATGTTTGTGTAATATGCAATTTAGCTTCTGGACTTGTTTGTCCAATGCCCAATTTATTATCAATATAACCAGCACCAAACGAACCAGTTGAGGTTGATGAGCCACTTATTTTTTGATTAGCAGCAGGAAATTCTACAATACCACTATTTTCTGTAATTTTGAAAAAGGGAGTGTTATTAAGTTTAGATACAGCAAAGTTACCATCAGTCATCATGTTGATACCACTTCCACCACTTCCACCAACATCAGCTGAAAATAATTCCATTTTAGAAATGGTTGAACCATCATCAATAGCCAGAAAATCAATAGTTCCATCTGTTGTTTTTGTATCAAAAACCATTCTTGTGCCACTACCATTTACATTAACTCTACCAAACGAACCAGTTGAGGTTGATGAGCCACTTACATCACCTTCAAATTGAGCCATTTCAGAACCAGCTGCACCTTTTAATGTTAAATTTAAAACCCCACCTGCAGGTCTAAATCTAATAACATCGGAGGCATTTCGAGCAGCGAAATCAAAGCGGTTGTTATTTGTATCACCAATAATTGACATTTGGTCATTGTCACTTGGAGTTCCAAAGTAAATACTTCCTTTACTATTGTTTGGAAAAAGAAATGACATTCCTGGAGTAGCCGAATCTTCAATTATTAAATTATTTCCTTCACCTGGTGCAGTTACAGAACCCGCACTTGCTGCATGAACATGAAGTTCTCCGTCAGGATTTGTTGTGCCAATACCTATCTGACCAGAAGCAGATACCATTAACGAACCAGTAAACTGATGTGTGTCATCAGAACTATCACCAAATGCCATAGAACCTGAAGTTGATGCTATAACTATATTAGTTACAGAGGATGATACTGTATATTGTTCTGCGAAAATATCGCCGGTATGTATAGCCATTTACTCTATCTCCTGTAATTTAAATTTATATTTTTTTCCATTCTTTCTGTTTAATAAATATAGGTCATCCTCACCTTCCTGTATCGTCCAAGAACCTGTTGTTCCATCAACCTCATTACCTTCCGAGCCTTCGTTGGATAGTTCTATATCACCGGTAAATAAATTAGCCCATCTTTTTTCAGCTGAACCCAAATCATGATGATTATCAGCATCGGGTAATATACTTCCTGATACCGACATTGAACCTGACACATTAGCTGTGGTTGGCACCCACTCAACACCCTCTCCATCATGCCTTACCTTTAAAAACTTACCTGAATTTTCACTGCTGATATTCGGTATACCACTACCTATGGAAAAGTTAGCATAACCGATTTGGTCGGATGAAAAAACTATGTCTGCATTATTATCGCTTGTAGCAGTAATCGACTCTGGTATTATAACCTCATCATTTTCATCAAATACCGTAATGTTAGGATATTGTTGGCTTAAACTATGTGTAACTCTCCAATTTGTAGATGTTTCTGATTGGGTGTGTATGTAATTATTACCAGCATTTGTACCAACTCCACCAACAGATAAAATCGCTGTTCCTTGTATAGCCTCATTAAAAGTTAAAGTAAATGTATCAGAATCGGTAGCAGTACCTGTTTCAGGTAACATTATTTGGTCGTCTGTATCATAAACAGTAACAACAGGATACTTATGTCCTATATTATGGGTAATTGCCCAAGTTGTAGAATCTGAGGTTTGAGAGTGTACATAACGAGAACCTATTTGACCAACATAATGACTAGCAGATACAGTTGTTGCTTCTACCCTACCAAAAGAACCGGTTGAGGTTGATGAGCCGCTTATGTTTCCACTAAAATCTTTTACACCATGAAATGTAGCGCCTGTAGAAGAACCTGAAGCAAAGTAAACATCTGTTATTTGATTATCACCAAAGGTTATTGTATCCGTTCCATGACCAACTGCTTCTGAACCTATTACTATTTCATTATTAGCATTTGTAACAGAAGTTCTAGCATATTGTCCTATATAGATACTATTTTCAGTTGTGGTGTTTGTTACACCAAATCCTGTTCCAGCAAAAGCACCGATTGCAACATTACGGCTACTATTAGTAAGTGTCTTTCCTGCATCAGAACCAATAAGAACATTGGCTATACTCTGTTGACCAGCAGTTCCTGCAAGGCTACCAATAAAAACATTCGCATCTGAATTTGTGCTGTTTATAGCAAGTCCGGTACTCAATCCGATAAAAACATTCTTATCACCGAAATCATCACCATCTGTTCCACCGGCACTTGTTCCTATAGCAACATTATCATCACCACGAGTTCTTAATTTAGCCGCATTTTTACCTATAAAAACATTTCCACCATAATCAGCCATAGCACTACCCGCACTTAGACCAATCGCAACATTTATTTTATTGACATTTCCACCAACAAAAGCACTACCAGCATCTGTTCCAAAAGCAATATTTTCACCAGGTGCATTGGTTTGTGGAAAGTGTTTTCCATTTTGCATTACCGAACCAAATGAGCCAGTTGATATTGATGAGCCACTTACACCACCACCCACAACAGCCATAGTACTCGAAGAAAGTTCTCCTCTCCAAGAGCCACTTACGCTTGTTGGGTTGGTTGAGCCACTAATTATCGTAGCAGTAGCAGAAGAAAATGAACTTACATCTAATCTACCGAATGAGCCGGTTGATTTTGCTGAACCACTTATTAGGGCATCTCCACCGAATACAACATGGGTTTGTGATGAATTACCAATAACAGTTTGATTGTCTCCTGTTCCAGTTACACCTGAACCTATTGCTATCTGATTATCTCCACCAACAGCAGATGCATTAGTGCTATGTCCTAAAAGAACATTTTCAGTTCCTGATGTTATACCATCGCCGGCTCCTGTTCCCACAGCAACATTTCTCGCATTTGTAGCATTTAAATCATGAAGCGCCCTCCTACCAATAGCAACATTATTACTATCTCCAGTAGCAGCCTTTAGTGCTTCTGAACCTACAGCCACATTAGTATCACCCGTTGTTAGGGCAGCTCCGGCATCTTCTCCTACGATTACATTCTGTGTCCCACCAGCTTGTAAGTTTTGTCCTGCATTATTTCCAAATCGGGTGTTCATAACCATACCTTCCAACGAACCCATTGTTATGAATCCATTTGAAGGTATTTGTATTGTAGCAGTTCCTACTGCTAATCTACCAAAAGAACCGGTTGAGGTTGATGAACCACTTACATTACCAGTAAAAAAACCATCTCCAACAACATGAAGTTTATGTAATGCAGTTTCTATACCTATACCCAAATCACCACTTGAATTTATTTGAACTTTATCAGTACCGCCTATTTTAAAAGCAATTGGTTGACCACTAGCGGCTTGAACAATTGTTTTACCAGCACTTGATTGAGCTAATGCAAAAGTACCTGTACCATTGTGGTCAACATGACTGAATCCAGCCATGTCCGAAAATCCTATGAAACCTATATGAGCTCTTCCAAATTCAAAACTAGCATCTGTGTCTCTATTTGCAAGTTCTAAATGTCCAAACGAACCAGTTGAGGTTGATGAACCACTTACTTTTCCATCTTCAATTCTCATAACTTCAGCATTATTAGTACCAAAAATTATCGGTTTGTTCTTAGTTCCAGTTCCAATTAATAAACCATAGTTAGAATCTTGTGCTAATATTTCTCCAAATCCGGCTACAGTTGTTCCGTATCTTGTTGCAGTTCTACCAGTACCATGATTAATAAAGTAAAAGTGAGCACCATTGAAATTCATATCAATCTGAGAACCAGCACCAGTACCACCATTTGTACTTTCTAATTGTATTGTTGTAAAATCATTACCTGTTTGTTTTAGGTGTAATAATTCATCAGGTGCAGTTTCTTCACCGATACCTAACTTACCGACAAATCTACCATCACCAAACGAACCAGTTGAGGATGCTGAACCACTTATTAGAGCATCTCCACCGAATACAACATGGGTTTGTGATGAATTACCAATAACAGTTTGATTGTCTCCTAGTCCTGTTACACCATAACCAATTACAATTTCATTATTACTAGAACCGGATGATGGGTTCGTGTCAGCTCCTACAAATATGTTGTGTATACCACTTGTTGCATTATATCCAGCTTTATATCCAAGAGCAGTTGTCCCAACAGTTCCGTCTGTTCCTGTTTGACTCCTTAATGTTTGATACCCAAAAGCAGTTGAACGATCTCCATCAACTTCAAAACGCATAGAGTCATACCCAACTACAGTATTAAATTGTCCAGTGCTTAAAGAATATAGCGTATTATGTCCAATACCAACAGTCCCATTTCCCGAAGCTATTAATCTACCAGTATCATTTCCTATTAATATACTAAGTTGTTGACCAGTACCACCAGTATTTTTTCCTATAAGGACATTACCCTGCTGAGTTGTTATGTTATCACCTGCAGTATAGCCTATCAAGGTATTCTGATGACCCGAGGTTAAATCATTACCCGCATTGTAGCCGATTAGGGTGTTATCATCACCGCTGGTTAAAGCGGAGCCGGCATTTGTTCCCACAACTGTATTACTATCTGCACCATCTATTACACTACTTTTAGAATTTTTTCCTATAAATGTATTATTAGCATTATCAAAATCAATAACACCACCATCAATACGAAGTGTTCCGAATGAACCGGTTGAAGTTGATGAGCCACTTACGTTTCCTGTTAAAACTACACTTCCTAAGTCTCCACCAGATCCTGTTATATGTAAACTTCCTGACAATAAAGTATCTGCATAAGTATTGGAATTTCTACTAGCTACTTTAAAAAATGTTCTGTCGTCATAACCAGATGCTGCAGATCCAAATGTAAATCTTACATGATTCTGACCATGAATTCTCGTAGCTACACCATTATCATCATATAAAAATACTGCTGAGTTACTATTTTGTGTAGATTGAAAATGATTTGCCTGAATGATACTATCATTTGCAGCATGTAATGCAACTTGACCAGAAGTAGTCCCAATATAAACTTGTCCTGTACCAGACCCGTTTACCTCAATCCTATCAGCTGCTGTGATTTTAGCAAACGAACCTGTTGAGGTTGATGAACCACTCAAAGATGTAGTATTTATTTCAAATATATTACCACCTGCAGATAAGTCTATTTGATTTGTTTGGTATCTTAGGTAGGTATCGTCATCTCCTTCGTGAGCTAAGTATTGATTGAGGTATGCATATGCTGTTTTAAAATATGGATACCCATCATTTCGTGTAATTTCTATTGCCGTAATATCATCACTAACTGTTCTGTTGTTGTTTGCATGTGTACCAATTTTTAGAAGATTATTGCCACCGTCATACTTTATAAAACCACCTCTGAATCCACCATCCTCTGTCATTCTGACTGCACTATCTCCACCACCACCGGCAGGTTCATTTAAATGAATTGTTGGTGAACCACCACTATCTGCAATCTCTAAATAACCAAACGAACCTGTTGAGGTTGCTGAACCACTTACATTACCAGTAAAAAATCCATCTCCGACAACATGAAGTTTATGTAATGCTGTTTCTATACCTATACCTAGATCACCGCTTGAATTTATTTGAACCTTATCAGAACCACCTATTTTAAAGGCAATAGGTTGACCACTTTTAGCTTGTACAATTGTTTTACCAGCGGCACTTTGAGCTAAAGCGAAATTTGAGGTAGAATCATTATCAACATGACTGAATCCAGCCATATCGGAATATCCTACAAATCCTATATGAGCTCTTCCAAATTCAAAACTAGCATCCGTATCTCTATTTGCAAGTTCTAAATGTCCAAACGAACCGGTTGAGGTTGATGAACCACTTATGTTTCCACCTATTTCTATATTTTTTGAATTATCTAAAAGAAGAGATGGAGAGTTAAAATTTCCACTTGTCCATATTTTCATACTATCACTAGTATGAAAATATTGAATTGCACCTCTGTATGTATTAACTCCAGTTCCGTCTCCAAAATACAGATTACCATATCCATTTGTAGCGGATATCATCGCTACTCCAGTGCCTGTTGAGTTATTAGCACCAGTTCCAAGAACTAAGGGTGTATTATCTGCCACATAAGAGCCTGGATTAGTTATACCCAATCCAATCGCATTATCCACATAAACAGCACCAAACGAACCGGTTGAGGTTGCTGAACCACTTATGTTTCCAGCTACTTCTAAATTAGCACTACCAGTCATATTTCCACTAATATCCAATGAAGATCCGGTTATTTCACCTGTTACATTAAGATTTGTTGATGTAACTGTTGTGCTTGTTAAAGTTGTAACATCAAATGTATTTGATTCAACCCTTCCAAACGAACCGGTTGAGGTTGATGAGCCACTTATGTTTCCTCTAACTGCCTCCAAATTACCTGAACTATCAATACGAACTTGTTCAATCAGATTAGCTCCATGAGCACGTGTTTGAAATGTTAGAGCTCCAGCATAATTATTTGAAGTTCCATTTTCTTTGAGTCCTCTGATTTCACCAAAAAGAGTATCTGTGTTTCCAACAAACTTTCCACCAAATCCAATACCACCACCAACTCCTTCAGCCATCGCTGTTGTGTCAATAAGTTGCATTGTGTGATAACTACCATTACCATTACTCGGAGTAACATTATTACCTCTGACATCAAGATAACTATGAGGAGTTGATAATGCAGTAGCAATACCTAAACCGATACCTACCTTAGAGGCAAATCTACCATCACCAAACGAACCAGTTGAAGCAGCCGAACCACTTATCAATGTGTTACTTCCACCAAATATTACATGAGTTTGAGGTGATGCACCAATTACAGTTTGATTATCTCCTGGTACAGTTACATCATATCCGATTCCAATTTGGTTTGTTGCACCTGTGCCAGTAAAACCTGTACCTTGACCTATTGCGATGTTATAATTACCTGTTTGTACTGCATCTCCTGCTAGTCTTCCAATCGCAACATTTCCGATTCCTGAATTCATGGCTTTTAACGCTCTATATCCAACAGCAGTATTTCCTGTTGCATTTCCACCAGTAATAACTTGATATCCAAGTCCTACATTCTGGTCTCCTGTCGTTACTTGACTGCCGACTCCATATCCAAGAAATACATTACCAACAGCTCCAGTTGTGAGAGTCTGTCCTGTGCCTCCGTATCCAATTGAAAAATTATTAGTACCTTTTGTGAAATCAAATTTAGCCATCCCATCGGTTGAAACCAATTCTAATACACCAAACGAACCAGTTGAAGCAACCGAACCACTTATGTTTCCTTCACTAAGAATATTACCTTTAACATCTAATGTTGTATCTCCAGAACCACTTATTGTAGTCATTGAAGCACTTAGAATTAAATTATTAAGACCATTGTTACTATATAATTCTAAATTACCATCAGCATGAGCACTTCCAACTTGACCTCTTGTTTCAGTAAGACCATCAGCTGATAATTTCAGTAAATTACTTTTACTGTTACCATCCATTATAATATTAGTAACACCAGCATTGGTTTGAAAATACATTCTTGCTGAATTATTACTATTTCTTAATGTAAGTGGGTAACCAGAAGTTCCCGCAGTTCTAAATATTGTATCGTTGGCAGCTGCTGTTGTCTGAAATGTAAAAGGTCCTACAGCATTTATTCCAGCAGGAGTTGTAATATGTCCAAACGAACCAGTTGAGGTTGCTGAACCACTTATGTTTCCAGCAACTTCTAAATTAGAAGAAGCGGTTACTGGCAAAGTCATACTGATGCTATCACCAGTATCCGTAATATCACCTGATTCTAATCTACCGCTAGAACCAGCGATTATAGTTTTATTGTCCGTTAAATCGGATGTTGAATCTTGTAATGGTATTCTATATTCCGAACCTGATTGACCAGCTAACCAATAATCATTCGTGCTATCCCATACTAAAGAACCAGTTTCTTCAGCAGTTACATCCTTTACATGAATACCACCATATCTAAGGGGATTTACAGAATTTACTTGAATTATGTTATCACCGATATCTAACTGAGAACTTGATATGAATGTGGTTGTTCCATTTACTGTATAGTTACCAGCTACTGTTAGGTTACCGGTTATATCAGCCGAACCAATATTTACGGTTGAGGATTCAATCCTACCAAAAGAACCTGTTGATTCAGCAGAGCCACTTATACCACCACCAACAACTGTCATATTACTTGAGGAAAATTCTCCTCTCCAAGAACCACTTACATCGGAAGCATTAAATGGTGTAGAACCACTAATCATAGTTCCCAAAGTAGTTCCTACATTACTAGCTTCTATAGTATTAAATGTACCAGTACCACTCGCACTTACATTACTACCAGTAATATTTCCTGATACATCTGAGCCATCTACTATCGAAAAGTCACCAGCGGGTTCAAATTGTCCTGTTACTTTTACTGCCATTTTATTTTCCTATACCGTAGATATCAAAACTGTTAAGTTTGACATTGTTAGTAAATTAGTCGATCTCCAAACATGATATGTTTCTTGAAATCCAACCGCGTTTGTTACTGTTACATCACTTTGTTTTGTTACATCAAATGGTAAACCTGTACCATTATCCTTAAATACAAATTCTGAATCATTATCTCCGTATCTATCTGGAAAAGCTATTATAACATATTTAGATGTAAATGAACCAACACTTAGTGTTTGTCCTGTAATTGTTCCGTCATCGAGCGAAGAGTTCGCATTGTAGGAATCCCAATCACCTGAAGTTTCTAAGAAACTTTCATCATAACTATCTGCTTGTGCATCGAATCCCCAAATAATATAATTTTTCTTTTGTGTAGATGTTACTGTGGTAAATGTTGTTGAGTGTGCATCTACATTAGCTATAGCACTAGCATACACAAAAAAGTTTTCTGTAAACCCAGCAGTATTTAAATAACTTACTGTTTCTTTTAATGGTGTTAATGCAGTAACATCAGTTCTATCCATAGCAACTGTTAATATATTAGTTCCACTACCAGCCCTTACTTGTGCTACATTAGTATCACCAGTTCTATGTGCAAATGCTAAATAATTAGAACCACCAACCGATACCGATAGTGTTCTTGTTGTATCATTAGTAGTAACTGTATTGGCAGCTGCTAATGTTCTTATATCTGCCTGATTGAATCCATTGTTCTTGCTTATATCACCATAAACAAATTGATTTCTAAAATATATCCTTTGATCTGTGTACTCATTATCAGTATCGCTTCCAGCTGAAGCGAACAATCTAAATCTTATATCATGACCGGTAGTTAATGGAAAAGTTATATCCATAGGATTTGTTCCCATTGTAAAACTAGAGCTTAATGGAAACATATCATATGAACTACTTATCGAACTGTTTACATAACCTTGAATTTTTGGAGCTCCTGCAGAACTTCCCTCAAAACCATCAGGCGGACCATTATTATATGACGCAGTAAATTGAAGTTCATCAGCTGCTTTCCAAGAACCTGAACCAATTAGTTGTGGTGATGTTGAGTCGTTCATATCAAAATCTGCTATGGTAAATACAAAAGTATCATCAAAAGCTGCAGGAACAAAGTTAGTTCCATTAAATTTTAAAACTTGGTCACGAGAAACTCCGGATGGATTTATGTCTGTTCCACTTATTTCTACTAGTCCAAATGAACCGGTTGAAGTAGCAGAACCACTTATATTACCTCTTTTTGACTCAAGGGTATGATTTAAAATATTCTTACCAATATATTTTAAATTAGACATTTTAGGTTATCTCTAAAATACTTGCAAAGACATCTATATCACCATCAGCAGAAGCTTTGGTTTCTAGTTTATCTCCAGCACCCAAATTGATTGGTTTCTCAAGTACTACTGTCGAGTCTGCTGGTACATCCACTGTTTTTAATATGTATCTTCTATCATCAAAATTAGCACTACCACTAATAGATACATCAATAGTAGCATCATTTGTACCATCAACATTACTTAAATAAATTGCGTGTACTACTCCCGAAGTGGCAGCTGGACAAGTATACAATGTTTGAATTGTTGTTGTCGAACCACTAGCTGCACTTTTAAATGTATTAGCCATTATTATCCTCCAAAGACTATAGCCATAGCTGTTGCGTGGTCTATTACCGATGTACCACTTTCAAAAATTCTTCCACTAGCATTAATATCACCAGCGGTTTCTAATGTTCCAAATGAGCCTGTAGATGTAACAGAACCACTTACATTACCTGTAGTGGTTACTGTTTCGCCGACTATTTGTTCTATGTAACCAAATCTCCAATTTTTAGAAGTTGTTCCTAAATCAAATGTACTATCTGTATTTGGAGTTAGATTAGAAGTTAAATCAGCAGTTATGGTTATAGAGTCGCCAGAAGAATCTCCTATTTGTATATTTCCGCCCAATGTCAAGTCACCAAGAATACTTGAATTGCCCGATACATCCAGTCTACCAAATGAGCCGGTTGAAACTGAATCCGTGGTTAAGCTACCCGATAGGGTAAATGAACCTGTGAGTCTAGGATTTAATTGTTTACTGTCTAATAAAGCCATGCTTCTTCTCTCTCTTCAAAGTTTCCCATCTCACCTTCATAGATTTGGAAATTTTCTTTTTATGTTCTACAGTCTTAGGTTGTTTCATCTTTTCAATCGTAGCCAAAGCTAATTTTCTATCCGTCTGTGCACAAGATTTACATACTGTATTATTACCAACTGCTCTATCAAAGGAATCTTTTCTGGAATAGTAAATTACTTTACTACAATCAGGACATTTTCTATTTTTTCTATCTTTCCAATGACGTTTTCTCATACTTATAAATATCAAGAAATAGTAAAAGAAAGGTGGAAGTTGGGATTTATTTTTAAGAATCGAACTTACCAGAAGCAATAATCTCATCATCAGCCTCTAAATCATAACCTATACTATCTGTGTCAACTATTAACAAAAGATTAGAACCTGCTTGTTGTATGGTTAAAGCATCGTGTTCCATATATTGACCATTTATAAAAAATACAAAATCGTTTTCAGTTGTATTTAAAATACCAGGAGGTGATGAGGCAGTTACCGCTGTAAAGCTAGCAGTAGACGGAACAGTTATAGAAGAAGCCTTCTTTACAAATTGTTTTCTTAAATACAAATCAGAGTCACTAGCAGCTGCGATTACACTACCATTCAATGTTAATGAACCTGTAATATTTACTGAACCTGAAAATATATGAGTATCGTCAATAGTATCACCAAATGCTGTATTACCTTCGCTAAAAGAAGTTGTCATGTGAGTTGTGGATGAAGATACTATGAAATTTTGTGCTATTATATCTCCCAAAACAACCCAGTCTGTATTTACTTGTGCCTTACCATCATCCCTTTGAGATATTTCAAATGAAGTAGGACCTATATGAAGAGCATTTGAAGAACTAATATTAGCAAATTGAACTGTTTGGTCGGTTCCTACATCCTGACCTATATTAAAAGTAAATGTTTGTTGAGCGCTACCATCGAACTGACCAGCACCATCTACCGTAACACCAAGTCCACTTACAATATTAAAAGGATTTTCTAATGAACCACCTCCACCAGCTGCAACATTACTAACTGAAATTTTGACATCGCTTGTACCTTTATCCCCAACCAAGTCCGTTAGATTTACACTAACATCATCACCGACTAATATTCTTTTTGGAGTTAAATGTTTTTGTGTTGTAACTACATTATTAAATTCTTCAGGTATTAAATAACCCTTTAGTGTTACTGTAAAATTTGTTTTTATAATTCTTTCAGAATTTACAGAAAATTCGCTCGCATCTGTATAATTATCTATAGATGTTCTGAATTTAAACTTACCATCCTCTCCCCAATAAGAACCTTCACTAAAAATAATTTTTTCAATTATCTTATTCATTTGTTCTGTATATGATGTCCAAATAATAAATTCATACTGTAATGTGACATAATCAGGAACAGCCACTGTATATAATTCTTTAGTTTTATTTAAACCTTGTTGTACAGCAAAATTATCGTATCTATTTTCTTTAGAATATTTTTTTTGAAAAGTGTAAAATAGTTTTGGGTCTTTTGGATCTAATTTATCCACACCCAAATCACTATCTTTTTCTATAGAAGTTCTTTTAAAGACTATCAGAGGTGTTATAAGCTGCTTTTTATTATCTATCAGATAACCATTCTTCTGTATCGTATTCCATCTTTCAGGATTAGAATACATAATAGGAACTTTTACACTTTCATCATTTTCTTGTACGACAGGCTTTATGACATTATTAAAGTAAAACATAATAGCGCCATCAATATCCATTAACCCAACTGATAGGTTCTTTGTTTCATCCGATCCTCTAGACCTCAATGTTCCACGATTAATTTCTTTTCTCGCAGAACGAGGTATTGGTTTTTTACGAGCCATTAATTACTCCTGATTCTTTCTATCTGTATAGAACTCTTTCTAACTAAGAAAGTGTTTGCTATAACCGAATAGTTTTGGTCAAATTGTCCACCTATTAACTGATTTTCATTTATAGTACCAACTTCAAAGTATCCATAATTCCAATCTATCAAATCGCCTATCTCTAATACCATTGAAGCATCTATAAAAGATTGTCGTAAGAATGAGAATGTTGCAGTTTGTCCAGCATCAGGTCCAAATTCATCTGTATTAAAGTCAAAATCCTCAGCATCTATTAATGCATTCATTTGAACCCCATTCTTATATACTTTTTTACCACCAGCTGCTTCACCATACATATTGGTTACAGACTCTTGGAGTGATGGTTTGTATATAACACACTCTTGGTTAATTATACCATCTTTATTATTTTGTTTATCCCCGACAAGTTCCTTAGTAACACGGGTTACTAAGTTAACATCTCTTTGGGGTAAAAATCTACCAGCCATATTATTATCCTATAAATATTGGAATTGGAACTTTATTTAATTTCTCATTTAGAAATTCAGCTTCATCTTTATCTGCTTCTAAAAGAGCTTTTCTACTCATCTGTTCTAACATCTCTCTAAGTTGAGTTACTAATACTTCCTTTTCGGTAGATGCTTCTGTTCTTAAAGTATCACCATCTAATGTTGTTTCTGCGCCAGGTATAGGTAACGAAGCGTATTTACTTCTTATTGTTCCCAATAATTCTTTACAAAGAGCTAGCCCATACTTTTTTATCCATTGTTTTCCAACTTCATTGATATTAGCAAATGTCATATTATTGAAAGGAGCATTTGAAAAATCTGTTATTACACCATCTGATGTTCCTTGTAATGTATTGTTTCTATCTTTCTTTACTATATAATCAAAATGAAGTTTGTAATTTTCAGTAGGATTTGGAAAAATTCTTATTTTATTATTTCTCAGTTCAAATGAAAATGCTGATTTTCTGATTTGGTCGTTAAATTCTATAGCTTGTATCTTTAACATATCAGCATACATAGGCATCATCATAAATGAAACACCTGGAGAATAATTTCCCCAACCAAACGAATCTAACATATTATAAGAACCATCACCCGTACCAGCATAAGGATCGAAATATCTAGTTATAGCAGGAGAAGCTTCATAGAATACTTTTCTAATTTCAATCGCATCACCACTTTCTGATACTTGAGCCCACAAAGAATCTAAATCATATACTTGTGAGCCGCTAACTATATCAATAGAACCACTTTTAAAATCTACTGTACCACCAACACCAGCCTCTGAACCATATTGTTCTGCTAGTTGTATATTTCTACCAATCGTAGGCGTTAGTTTTCTATGTGTTAAATCTGTTTTTGTTTCACCAGAACCTGTTTCTTGACCTTGTAAAGCCAACATATTATCTCTGATATTAAATTGATTAACTTGCGCACTATATTCTGTTATAGCTTCTTCATAACAAGCATAAAATTGTACATCTTGTAATTCTATTTCAACTATTGGATATCCTAATCTTTTAGCAGACCAATCAGCAAACTTATCTACAGAGTGGTTTCCTGAACCAGAAAACTCTGAATCACTATCATAAAATCCATATGGTGTATTTCCTGATGAAAAGGAACTACTACCTGCCCAAATCGCTTCCATTTTATTCTCCTAAAAAGGTGTATTAATTCAATAATAAATATACAAGGCACAAAAAAAGGGAAGATTTCTCTTCCCTTTTTAAGTAGATTAATTGTTATACAATTAAACTTGGTCGATATCAGCAACGATAACTTTTCCGTAAAATTCAGGACGAACCATCTTTTTAGCGTAACGAGTCATAACACCTTTACGTGGAGTAAAGTTCTTAGGATCGTATACTAACGGAGTCATAATCATCGGTACATATGGAGCATATACAGCACCAGTTTCTAGGAAGTTACTTCCACGGAAACCAATAAGTATAGAATTATCCAACATGTAAGGATTCTTATAAACAGTATATCTGTTATTTATTGAACCAACAGCTTCAACACCCATAGCGTACTGTTTGCCGGAAGCGTCACCAGTATTAGCAACATATCCGCTTACAGATTCTAAGATTGTTGCAGTTTCAGGAGAAACAACAGCAAAATTAGCACCACCACGTAGTGTTTTCTGATGAATAGCATTAGAAACAGATTGTATCTTAATACCTAATGTTTGAAACCATTGAGATTTCGTATAAGCATTAGAAGCACCACTTATTTGTGTAAAAGCAGATGCGCCTGTTCCGGAACCATCGTATTCATATCCAACTTTAGCTGACCAGTATGCTGTCTTAGCAGAAGCATTAGCTTTCAACATATCAAGGATTTCTAAATCGATTTCCATAGCGATATATTCACTAAGCATAGCAGTTAATTCAGCTTCAGCATCAACACTGTGATAAGCGTTTAAATCCTGAGCAAGCTCTGGAGTCCAAACAGCTTTCAACTTACGAGTCTTAGCAACGATAGCTTCACTCTTTAATGCAATATCAACTTCTGGTATATCAATATCAGTTTCAGGATTTGCATCAATCTGAGTTGTAGTAGCTTCAAAGTCACCACGAGCTGTAGCAATTGGAGCTTCATGGTATTTAATACCAAAAAGTTGTCCATGTGCACCAGTTCCATCGTCTTTGAAAAAGAAACTAGCAGTAGTTACATTGTTTACATCATCAACTACGGTGTATGCTGGATAAACAGCAGAAACTGCAGAACCGGTAAGTTCAAATGCACGAACACCATTAAAATCAGCACGGGTAAATAAACCAGCACCAACCTGTAGCTTTTTAAGTGTTCCATCAGCAACAGAAGCACTTAAATCTGGTTCAAACTCTACATCTTTCCATGTAGCAGAACCAGTTGATGCGTTACTTGCCGCTATTGTAGCTAAATCAGATACAGATTTATCGTTAATTGAATATCCAAATTTACCAGCACCATACAAACCACCACTAGCATCGCCTGAGCCTGAAGTATTACCAAATACATCAGTATCAGCTGTGTGCTGAGCTTGGCCTGTGGAGCCATATTTGAAATCCAAAAAGAAAATAAGACCAGAAGGTAGATTCATCGGCTGAACACTAACAAACTCTTGTGCAGCTAATTCACCAAAGATTCTACGAACCAATGGTAAAGCAACACCTGACCACTCTTCTTTATCTCCACCAGTGCCTGTCGCTGAAGCTTCTTTAATAAGCTGCGTTGCCTGGTTTTCTAAAAGAACAGCCATTCCCTGTTTCTTAGTGGAATCATTGATATCATCTAACAATCCGGTTGGCTCCCATTTGCCGACTAACTTACGAGTCTGCTTCAGAAGCTCTTGATGAGGGTTATGACCACCCATCACGTCTGTTATATTATCAAAGTTTGACATTATTTTGTCTCCCAATTAAATAAGGTTAGCTAACTTCTTAAACCTGTCTCTTAAATCTGAACTTTCAGTTATTACTTCTTTTTCAGGTTTAGTAGACGCTACTGGTTTGGAAGCGCTTCCCTTAGATTCATTAATTTCATTTTTTCTAGCACCAAATGATTCACCAAGTGTAGAATACACTAACTTGACTTCACGTAAGTTACTAGCTCTGTCGAATTGCTCAACGACTTTCATCTTCTGTTCGTTATTCAAACCATGCTTTCTGAATAGTTTGTTTGTGAACAACAGTTTAGCATTTAGCAAGTTAACTTCATTAAGCTTTCCACGAAGTGTTTCGATTACGGAACGATGTTCTTCAAGATCAGATTTTAGTTCTGCGACTTCATTCTTTTCTTCATCTTCCTCTTCTTCTTCAGAAAGTGCTTTAAGTACTTCGTCAAGATCAATATCTTCATCAACCTCATCGCCATCTTTTTTAGCAGTTTCTTTTAACTTCGCTTTTCCGTCACTTCCGACTGCAGATGTATCATTGGCTTTTTTATTGACTTTATTGTCAGATTTGCCAATATCAGAGGAAACATCATTTTCGTCCATTTCTTCTTTTTCATCATCTTTATCTTCAATTTCATCAAGCTCAGACTCTAACTCTTTAATTACAGATTCCAAATCAAGATCTTCTTCCATATCTTCATCATCTTCATCTTTCATCTCATCCATGTCCTCATCTTCCTCTTCTTCCTCAGAAACGACAGGTGCGTACTTCACACCATCAATTTCTATGATTTTAGATTCATCAACATCTTCAGAATCTTCGTCAGAAGGATCTTCGTCAGCATCTTTCATCGCCATCGCCATTTCTTCTTGTGAATCTTCATCGGAAGGATCTTCATCATCTTCTTTGTATGAGATTTCATCAACATCTTTCTCATCTTCATCTTCCATTTCTGTCTGAATCTTCTGGGATAGCATGTTCTGTAATCTTGGAGTAAAAGCCTCTTCTAAAGCCATCTTTGCGTTTTCTAAAGCAGTCTCACGAACAGCTTTTGCGTCAGCAATTGCTATTATTCTCCTATTTAGGATTTAGTATAGTTATTGGGAACTATAATAGAATTATTATATTTCGGTTACACCGTATATGATAGGAACGGTGTGTTTAGTTTTTATATATATAAATATAACAAATTAAAATTTTCTTCCTCTTTTTCGCGAATCTTCTTCCATTAGTTTTATATTTTTCCAATGGTTACGAGCTCTTGCTTTATTTTTCATCTCTTTTTTTATAGAAGATGGTTTTTTGTAAAACTCTCTTTCTCTCAGCTCATACATCATATTTGAGTCTTTTACTTTTCTCTTAAATATGCTGATAGCTTTTTCAACATTATTATTTTTTACTACAACTTTTATTGACATAAATACCTCTTAGTCTTTTTCGTTTTTCGCCTTATAGTTTCTATCTACATAATTGAAGAAATCTTTTTTATCATCATCACTCATATCTTCAATATCAGATACATTAAATTTTTTCATAGCTTTTTTAAAGAATGCCTTATAATTATCCTCTTCTCTGAACATCATAGTATCGGCTTCATCCATATCATCTCTCACATCTCTATCATCGTCATCATGACCTGGTATATGTTTTTCACCAATTTCATAGTATCTACCTAAAATATTACCCATATCTTCATATAAACCACTCATTCTTTCTTGTAAAGAGTTAGCTTCGCTGGATACTTTACCAAATTGTTTGGATAGATTTGTAAGTTCTTTCATATTACGACTAACCGTAATCTTATCGAACATATCACCTGCTTCAGATAAAGTATGTTGAGCAGCACCTTCAGCAATTGATGAAAGACTTTCAGCTATTTCTTTCAGGCTGCCCTTACCATAGATGGATTCACCTATAGAGTTAAAGTTACGAATGGATTCTACCAATTCTTTTACATTTACGGATGGTTTTTCTTCCTCATTCTTAGCCCAAGGACTTTCAGAAACAATACCACCAGCTAATGTCACTTCGTTTAGTAAATCTTTTAATTTAATGTTAGCCATAATTTATCTCCTTAGATATAAATATTACTTTTTTGAATTTTCTTTTTGAAATTTATCTTCTAAACCATCTTTACCGTCTAAGTAATTGTACACACTCTGTAAATAGTCCATAGACTTAGTTAGTTTAGACTGAACCCAAGCCGGCATTTCTACTTCACCACCCTTACCGACATTATCAATCATTTTGTAAATCATCTTAGAATATTTCATAGAACGTTCTAATTGTGATTTAGCCATCTTACCTTCGTGGTCGTCAGCTTCGGTTAAAATGTCTTTAAGCTTTATCATTTTACGAATTTCATAGCTAATTTAGCCATTTTAGGTAATGATAGCTTTACAAATTTTTTCTTATTAGCTCTATTAATCTTATCATATACCTGAGTTATAGCAGATGCAGAAAAAGAATCAACTTTCATATTTTTACCTGATACAGGATCTTTAATATTTGTAATACCATTCTTTAAAACATCCCTAATTTTAGAAATTATATCAGGATCTTTAGCTTCATCTATACCAGGATTTGATTGTTGTCCTCTATCCCATTCTATCATTAGTTTATTAAGTGGAATAAGACCTTTTCCATATGCCTTTTCTATAATCTTTCCGTCCACTTTACTACCGGTTGACCTATCCATCATTTTAATAACATCTCTAATCTCTCTTGAGAATTTTATATAAGCCATATCAAATTTTCTTAGTATATTACTGGCTTCTCTTTTTTGGCCTTCATTTACGGATTCATATTGTCTTTTATAAAAGTCAGCATCTGCCTTTGATTGTTTTTTAGGTTCTTCTTTTTTCTTCTTAGAAAACTTATCCTTTAATCTTTGAAAGATGCTTTTAGCTTTCTTATGATTTGGATTATCTTTATTTTTTAAAGCGCTGGCAGCAGATACTTTTTTACCTGTTTTGGGGTTGTTCATTTTAAGTTTTGTCATGGCTTGTACGGCTGACATAGCAGCTGGGTTTTCGTTGAGTTTAGATTCTTTAACACCCCTTCCACCCATCTGTATATAAAGTTTAATTAAATTTTTCAGATGTTCTTCATCTCTAGCATTGGTAACTCTACCTTGTTTCTCAATTTTCTTTTGAAACATTTTGATAGCATCTTTGATTTTATTCAATTCCATAGGAGCTTCATTTACGGATCCTTCCTTCTTCAAACGACTCTTCTCAGCTCTTCCTCTATTCTTAGACTCTGATTCAAATCCCACAATCTTTCCCCCTTTATGTGAAGCGTCTTTGCCATCACCATTTCCATAAGTACCCTTCTTACGATTATACTTATTTAATTCTGCTCTGTATTTCTTAGACTTTGTAGAAGATTGAAATTTCTTATACTCATCCTTATAGTCTCTTTCTTCCTTTACCTTTTTAGGTAAGTCATCATGCTTTGTTTTAGCATACTTTCTTACACTACCCTTCTTCATAGACTTAGCAGCCTTTTGAGCTGCTTTTGAAAACTTTCCAGCGGGCGCTTCGCCCTTCTGTATCGCCCTAACAATACCCATAAACTTTTGTTGTTGTTTGGACTTAGATGGCATTTACCCTCTCAGTATATCATTTATTACTGCTTCGACTTTACCATACTTAGTATCACGCACAGCAATATTTTCTACACTCTCATTCATTGGATGTAGAAAAGCACCATGTGTAGATGGATTAGATACAAAGTCAAAAGCGATTAGTTCAAAATCATCCTGCACTTCTTGAGCTCCACTCTCATTTACAGATTCAACCGAACCCATACCACGAGAAGATATACCCAACTTAATACCATTCTTAAATAATTCTCTTAGAATGTTTCCGCTTGGTGTAGTTAGGACTTCTACTGTACCAACTAAATCATCTCCATTAAAATTCATATCTGTTACATTATGAGATACATTCTGTAAATTAACAACAGATGATTCAGGATGGTCGAGTTCGCCCATAGCTCTTTTTTGTTTTACGAAATTAGAAGAATACTTCTTCGCTTCTCTTACTAAAATTTCTTTTGGATACACCCTACCATTTTGGTTTTTAGTGTCTGCTCTTTGCAATACACCCTTAACAACTAACTTTCCGTTGTTCTCTTTCATAGCCTCATTGATTTGGTCGGCCTGTATTTCAAATGGTAAGTAATCTACTATTAATTGTTTCATTTTAAACTCCTAAATATTCTATCGTAATTTTCTTTTAGAGAATGTTTCTTTGATTCCTTTATTGCTTTATATTTTTTTCCATTGATTGTGATGGTTTCATCCATATCTTCTTCATTCTCAAAATTCATTATTTGTTTTTTCAAATCACCAAGAGTCATATTAGAATCACCATCTATAGATGCAACTGTTTGGTCATCCATTTTTGAACTTACTAAATCTAAACCATCCCAATATAAATCATCGTCATCACCTGTACCTATCTTATCCATTATCTCAGAATCGTTCTTCAACATATCCATAATATCATCTCTATCAATAGGACCGGAGTTAGCATCGGATATTTCTACATCATCACTTTTATCATTATCATCTTCACTTCCATCTCTATCAAAATCAGTATCACTTAGTTTACCAACATCATCCTTTTCATTATCATCTTTTTTGTCCTGATAATCATCATATTTACCCATCGTATCATAAGCTATCTTTGCCGGATGATCTTTAGGGAGTTTTTTTGCAGAACCGGCTGGCATTTCTTGAGACTCACCTTCCTCATCCCTATACTTGATGATTTTGTCGTCATCAACTTCATTCATATTTTGTGCAATTTCTAATAGTGAAATCATTAATCTTTCTCCATCATAATTTCGGTTCTAAGACTTTCCAATTGTTCTATCCATTGGCCAAGTCTCCTTATCATATAATTCTTATCTACATCTTTTTTTTGTATTTCAATCTGCCATCTTTTCAGCAAAGTCGAAATACTAAAAAGCGTGTCCATATAGGACTTCTTCTTATCTTCAAACGGCATATTAGTTCCAGTTATTGTAATTGTCCTACTTTATTTGCAAGTTTTACTAACCTTTCACTTATTTTGTTTAAAGCCTTATGTGTATTTTTCCAATATGACCTAGAATCAACTTTCAATTCATTTTTAAGACGAACATTCATCTTTACTAACTTGTTCAATTCATTAAGACTATCTCTAATCTCTCTCATTGAACGACCAATCTTTTGTTTTGGTGATAAAGTATCATCATTTCTGTAATCGTGATACTTTCCCTCATTTACCTTACTATATCCAGTAGAATTGGTAGCTATATTCTTCTTTTTCTTCTTGTCCTTTTTTCTACCACCACTAAATGCATAAGGTGTCTGGTATCCAGGCGTAGCAGCTGAGGTGCTAGCCTCATCAAGCTCTTTTTTGATTAACTCTCTGATAATTTCTTTGAGTTTATCCAATTTAGACATTCTTTAGCTCCTTAACTAATTGATAATATCTCATTAGGGTAACTACCTGTTTATCCTCTACTATTCTTCCTTTCATAAGAGTTTCTGCTTGATTTACAGCTTCTTTTAGCTTAATCTTCGTAACTTTGTCTGTAACTTGAGGTAAATACGATTGGAGTTGTTTTTTTACCTTAATTGTCTCAGCTTCGATGAACTCTTTAAGAGAATTGGTGTTAGAAATGTTATTTATGTACTCTTTTAGTAAGTTTCTTTGATTTTTGCTAAGAGAACTATACTTTTTATTAAATTTTTCGACTAATATACCATATGCAAGTAATCTCAAGTCTTTTTCTTGCTTTTTGTAACCCTCTACCATAACATTTTCTTTCTTTTTATCAGAAATCTTTTTTCTTGTTATGTTTTCTACGATTGTAAATCGACTTTCTGTTTCTATCTTAGGATTTGTAGATTCCTTTATAGAAAATAGTTTATATATTGAAGCATTCACTTTATAATTCGGTATTCTAGCCATAAAAAAATTATTTATATCATAATTGGTACGAACCTCTTTAATTAGATTATATTTTTCTCTTTTTAAAGAACTTTCGTTTAGTTTAGTACGAGCATTTATGACAGCATTGACTAAATGATTTGCTTTTGTTTCTGATTTATAATTTTCTACAGTCAATACCCTATACAGTTCATATTCTTTACCCAATTCTGTGTTTTTGTTAAAAAAGTTCTTTAATAATTTTGCAGCTGAACCATTTTTATCATTATTTAACACATCAACCGTAATCTGTCTAGTTAGTAACTCAAATAATATACCCGTATTACGGATTTTTGAGTGTTTTGTTTTTGAACTCATATTAAACTCCAATCGTTTTTATAATTCTTCATATATAAATATATGATTACTTAGTTTTTCTTAGTATTAAGAGAAGAAACTTCTGTTTTATATTCATCCTCTAAATCATTAGCCTCTGAAAGTAATTTTTTTGCATCAGAACCTAAGTGTTTAAACAAATTTTCGTAATGTTTTGTAGCTACACCACCATAAGCTTTCTTTTTATCGTGAGCACCCAATGGATCTCTTCCTCTCGCACTACCATCTTTACCATATTTATTAGCTTCTTTAGGTCGACCTGCACCTGGCTGTCCACCTTTTTCAGAACCGCCCTCGTCATCTAACTCATGACCTGTTCTACCCATAGCCATATCTGATGGTGTACCTTGAGATTGTCCACTTTTAGCTGGATCGTTACCTTCTGTTTCAATTTGTTGCCTTCTAAATTTAGTTTTATAATCAAAAGTTATCTGCTCATCGGTTTCTTTAATTTGTTCATCCGTAAATCCAAATATATTTTTATAAATCCATTCAGAAGATACCAAACCGTCCTGCATCATAGAAGATGCTAAAGATGTTTTGTTATTCCACAACTCAATCTTTTCTTGTTCGTATATTGTAGATGGATTCGTCAAACCTAAATCAAAGTTTACAAGCTCTTGGTCTCTAAATCCTTGTGAATATAGATGAACCACAGCAATCTTTGTCAATTCACTAACAACAATTCTCTGTATTCTCTCAATTGTTCTAGCAAACCTAACATCCTCAGCAGCCAATGTAGCTTTAGAACCCAATCCTTCCTCATATCCTAAGAAAGCCTTTGGCACTCTTAGGGATGCAAGTAATCTATTCTTTAAATATTCTATGTCATCAACAGCATCATAGCTTAAACCACTAAGACTATCAATAGATGTTCCACTATCCCCACCACGAACTGGTAAGAAGAAGTCCTCTGTTAAGTTCTGTATGTTATATCTAAGGTTATAGTCACCTGTCTTTTCGTCAATAACAGGAGCCTTCTTCATCTTATTAATTACCTGCTGCATATAGTTATCTACTTCTGCTGGTGGTATGTTTCCAATATCCAACTTAAATACCCTTTTTTCAGGTGCTCTCATAATCCTATGAATCAACATAGCATCTTCCATCAAAGTAACTTGTTTCCAAACTTTCCTACCACCTTCTAACATAGATTTACCATAAGGAACATAATTAGAATCTGATAATAATCTAAAGTGAGCTACCTCATAATTTTCAAATGTCTGTGTTTCTTTGGTTTTTCCTGTGTGTCTATTGCTATCTGCTTGTGGAGTTAACATAAATTGTACATTTTGAGGATTGTCCTCATCATGACCCTCTAATCTAGCCACATCATAAGCAGACATAGGAGTTACATTTACAACACCATACTTATCAGCAACTTCTAATTGTAAAAAGAAGTCACCATATTTAGTCATATTACGAATCCAAGGCCATAGGTTAAATTCAATATTAATCACATCATAAAAAAGATTATGCAGTATATCATATATTTGGTCATTGTCTGTTTTAATATCTAATACCTTACCATACTCATTTTTCATTGTTGATTCATCAGAGTAAATATCTAAGGCTGAGGAAATTATTGAATCGGAATCCATTGATTCATAATCTTTGAATAGACCTAACCTCAATTGTTGTTGATATAATTGGTCGTTATATCCCATATTCTGTGAAGTAGAGTATAATTTAGTATACCTGTCTACCAGATTAGTTTGAATATTCGATTGTAATTGTCCCGTGTCTACTACCTTTAGCTTTCTACCACCTATATTTCTAACAATTGTATTTGTTGAAAACAATCGTTTTAGTCTTGAAAATAAATCTTGTTCTGCCATAATTTACCTCTTAGTTAATTAACCAATCTAAATTTTCTTTTTCTCCATTGGGTCCTACTTCCATTTCCCAAGAATTATTTTGATTGGTTGGTTTCTGTGGTAACATCTGTGATGCTACACCACCTAAAGTTCTTTTAGTTAGCTCTATTCCTTCATTTTTTAATCTCAATGCAGTATCTCTTACCCAAAGGGTAAGAGCAAAGCTCATCACCAAATCATCGTTATATCCCTGCATCGCTTCAGCTTTATTGTTGTTATATATAAATACAAAAAGTTCATCAATTAATCTATTTGAACGAACAATTACTGATTTTTCTCTAAAGTATTCTTCTAATTTAGCAATTACCAAAGGTCTTGTTTTCATTGTCATACTAAATCCAGCTACCATATTACGATCTTGTGTTCTATATCGATTATTAATTTGATGTTCTGTATCCACATACTTCAAATCTTTACTCGTGTAAAAAAGGTTCTCATATCCTCTATCAATACATTGTTGAAGTGTAGCCCAACCTATATTGTTATTCTCAACCACCAGCAAAGCATTATTATATTCTGTTGCTGTATTTACGCATAAGTTTCCAAAATCTTTTGTTGATATCTTACCCCTATACTCTGCTACCTGTTCCATAGTTTCTATATCCATAACGTGAAATGCAGAAAAATCTGAACCATCTCCTCTACTAACATCAGCACTCAGCACATAATCTCTAGTATAGTTTGCTGGTTGCCATATCCAAAGGCAACTATCTATTCCTCTCTTCTCCAATGGTTCTGTAACGTGTGTTTGTTTATACTCTTCTAATATCACACCATCAATAACAGTTTGTCCTGAGGTTAAGAAGTCACAATCACATTCTTGAGCAGCTAACGAAGGACCCAATAGTCTGTCTTGCTCAGCTCTCCACTCATCATTTCTTTCAGGATGTAAGTTCCAATGTAATCTAATAAAGTTCCAATCGTTTGTTCCATCTTCTGCACCAACCCAAGTCTTATGAAACCAATTACCTATACCATTTGGCGTAGAAAGAGCAATACATTGTCCACCAGTAGAAAGTGTCTGTGAAGCAGCAGCCCATATCGGTTCAATCTTATCAATGAAAGCAGCCTCATCCAATATTAATAATGAAAGAGCCTCAGAACGACCAGAATCTTCTCCGCTTGAGACTGCTTTAATTTGTGAGCCATTGTTGTATCTCAACGACAGCTTGTTATCTTCTGTACACTTTTGTTTTAGCCAGCTTGGTAAGTTAGCATGCATAACCCTAACCTTAGTAACCAAGTTCTTAGCAGTATCTTGTTTAGTTGCAATCACCAAGATATTTTTGTCTTGGTGAAATGTCATCATCCAAAGGGAGTATCCGGCTGATAACGTAGATAAACCTAACTGTCTAGCTTTAAGAATAATATTAAACCTATGTTCTTCAAAGGTTTTTAGTGATTGTTCTTGGTAAGACCAAAGATGGAATGGAACTTTACCCTTTATTGGGTGCTGGACAACACAATACTTTTTTAAAAAGTATATAGGGTCTTTAGCGCACTTCTTATATTCGGTTTTTATTACCTCTTTTAGTTGTCCTGGTTTCATTATATCTTTCCTAAAATAAATCCTATACCCAACCAAAGATATTGGTTTTCATACCACTTTGGTTCAATCAACTTTACCATCTTCTCATTAGCTTCGTCACGAGCTTTAAGTAATTTAATCTGTGAATCTTTGGCAATAATTAATAATGAATCAACATTAGCAGATTCTTCTAATTTTACCACTAAGTTCTCACAATCACTAATCACCACTTTTTGTGATGCAATTAATGAATCAGCTTTTTCTATTTTACCTTCCCATTGTGCGTCACGAGCTTTCAACATATCTAATGCTTCATCGTATGTAAAAGTTTTTACTACCTTACCATCTTTCTTTATACTTTGTCCATCTGCCATAGATAAAGCAAAAAAGAATATCAGAAAATATTTTAATACCTTCATACTAACCATTCTTTTTAAGAACATATATGTAAGCACTAGCGCCACCTGATATTTTAGATATTGAAATTGGATAAAGTTCGCCAGCAGTCAAATCTGTAGCTGCTATCACCCCACCATTAACTGTCTGAATATCAGCCGAACCTGTTTTAACTATAATTGCAGCTGCTCCATAATTTGAACCTGTAAAATTTGTTACCGGATTCGATGCGGCTGATCCTGAAATAATCACTGTACCATAATATTCTCCAGGTATACCTTTATTTTGAAAATCATCATACTCTGATGGTGCGTCATGCATGTTTGCCATTTTATTTCTCCCTATTTTTTAGCGAATTTCTTCAAAAAATCTTCAGCCGATTCGACCTCATCATTATCATAAGCATCCTGCATCTTTTGAGTTTTCTTTTTTGAATTTGTTAATTTACGTTTGAGATTTCCTATCTCTTTTTTAGAAGATTTTTTATTCTCCTCTAATACCTTTATTTCTTTTTCAACTTTTTTCTCTTCTTTTTTGTTTTCTTTTATAACCTCTTTAAGTTCTTCAACCTCTTTACTTTTAACAGACTTAGCAGCAAAGAGTGCACCAACAACTCCAAAAAATCCAAGTATTATTTTCCATATCTTCATTATTCGCTCTCCAATTGTTCTAAAACTTCTTCATATTTTTCTAAGGCTTCGGTAGCTTCTTTTTTTACCTTATTCATATCAACATCCCATTTTTCTTTTTCTAACTCAGGAGTATTAACTCCGACATTGTTATACCACTCAGGAGCTTTTGAATCTCTCCATTCAGAAATAGCCTGTATTTGGTCTTTAATAAAAGATATTTTATTCTGTTTAATTTTATTTTCCGCCCACTCCTCATACTTTCCTTGAATACGAAGTTTATTTTCTATTTTTACTTGACAATCAAAGCAATGACCAAATAATCTCCACATCTTATCATCCAAACGTTGTTTCATTACAACTTCACATTTTGGACAAAACCATGGCATTCTAACATCTTGCATCAATTGTGTTATATCTGGAATGATGTCTCCTTTTTCTTTTTCCTTACCTTTGTAACCTACCATCACTCTCTTTTCAGTTTTTCTTCCGGCTAATATATCACCTAAAGCTTTATTTTGTCTTTCTGATTCTTTACTATATCCCATAACCTACTCCTATACGAATTTTAACATACCTAAGATTTGATTTGCTGGTGCAAATGCTCCAGTATATTTATATAACTTACCTTTATAAACAAAAGTAATTCCTTCTGATGGAACTACTGATTTCAATCCACCGATAGCATTCAATCTATCCAATTGAGTTTTTAAAGTATTTAACACTTTTGGATCTTTAGATTTTTTAACTTTGTTAATTGCTGTTTTTAAATCCTTACGAATTTGTTGAGCAGCTTTAGATGGATTAGCAGCTATAAAATCACTAAGATTAGAGAGTATCTCAGCTCCTAACTCAAAGAAAAGAACTTCCCAATCTCTGATATGTTGTTTTTGTAGTCTAGCGTGATCCATTTTATCTGTACTTAATACCCAACTTAAAAACTTTGGATAGTCCTTTAAATCTTTTTTAATCTGTGGTATCTTATAAGACTTATCAAAGAAAGCCCATCTTTTTGTTAGCTTCATTAACACCCTATTATCAGGATGTTTATAATCTGTTTGTTTTGCGCCATTATAAATATACTCCATCCAATAAGCTTGATGATATTCAGATAGTGTATTATTTCCTTTTAAATTATATTCACTCTGTAATTTTTTTAGTTTTCCTAAAAAGTAACTTTGCTTTTTACTAAAATCTTTTACCTTTGGTAATTTAGTTACAAATGGTTTTTCAATTTTAAATGCTTTTTGAACATCTTGATTTATCTGTTTTATCATACCAGCTAACATTCTAGCACTTCCCCTATCCTCTCCTATTGGAGAGCCAGCAGAATCATACTCTATTGTTCCGTGAAATTGTAATAGTGCTTTATCATAAGGTATTACATTGGCTGTCTTAGGATAAATAACCTCTAAAGACATAAATTTCTTTCCTTCATCAAATATTTTTGTTTTTTGTGCATCACTAAGTTTACCAACAGCATTCTGTAAATCTCTCATAGCATAAACAAAAGCTTTTTCTATATCACCTCTACCGGCAAACATACTTTTTACACCATCTATATTCAAAGCATTAGCACCGTGATTTTTAATATGTCCTTTGTTACGAGCAGCTAAAAGTTTACCATTCTTCCAACTTACCATTATATTCTGTCCATCTGTTTTTTCTGTAACCGTTCCTTCATTATCAAGTTTACCTTGTAATGTATTAATAATTAGTGTTTTAAAATCTGAAAATGTAAGATTTTTATTATCAAATGGGTGGTTTAAATGACCATAAGCGCCACCTTCTAATAATAAATCAACTTCCCTATCTAAATTTATTTTTTCATATAAGGATGTAACATCATATGAATCCCCATCTGCACCAGCCGCAAATAATGAACCTATAATATTATCAATAGCAGCATCAGTACCCATCCAATTTACAACTTTCCAACCAAGTGGTTTTACAACATTTTCTATCCAAGTTTTGTATTTGGAAACTGCCCTGGTAGAACCATTTGCTTGACCGTGGTCTAAATAAGTTAGTGGAACTGAATGATAATTTTTTTCTATTCCATTCTGTGCTCTGTCATCTAAAATATAATTTACAATTTCCCAACCAGCATTTTTATAAATAGAATCTAACCATTCTTTTGAAGTTTTTTTATATACTTTATAATCCGAATAGTATGTAGAAGGACCGTCATCCAAATTACCAGCTGGAGTGGCTGATGATTCTAACAGAAAATTTTCTATTAACTCTTTAGATAGAGTATATGTTTCAAATAATTTTTTAAATTTATTTGTCATCATACTATACACACCTTTATCGTAATATCCAAAGACTTTTTTAAATGCTTTTACTCTTTCACTATCATCAAGTTTCGGGTCACCTAAAAGTTTTCTCATCTGTGTACCACTAACCGAACCAAATTGGGGCGCTGTTATAAAATATCCGTTCTCCTCATATCCTTTGATATCACCTTTACTTTTTTTATAGTCTTGGAAATATTTACCCTTACCAGCTTTTAATCTACCAGCATCTTTTTGACCGAAAGCATAAACAACAGCCGTTGTATCTTTGTTAAACTTCTTTAATAAATTTTTTGCTACATAAGGAGATTTTTCCATAATAATACGATTTGCCGGAATACCCATCTTAACCATATGTCTAACTTTTTCTTTAAAGTTCATAGGGTGTCGTGGTGGTTGTTTAATATTAGATGTAGTTATATAGGCCTCATCAACTTGAGAAGTTAACCATTTATATGTTGCTAGATGTCCACTATGAAATGGTTGAAATCTACCACCGAATACACCAATTGTTTTTTTGATTTCTTTTTGTTCATTTACTTTCTTATAACCACTACCATAAGGAACTGAGGTATTGCCTTTCTTCTTCATCTTCTTTACCATCTTACGACTTGGTGATGGTAATGTTCCTGCTGGCGCACCAAACTCTTCGTTCTTAGCTTTGGTTTTCTTTTTCATCTTATTGATGTAAGCTCTATAGACAGCAGCCTCTGAACTTTTACCCATTTCCCTAGCTCTCTGTTCCATAGCTACAGCGGCTTGTATCTTATGTGCGTGTTTTTTACCACTTCCTTTTATCTTACTCACCGATGCCTTAGCATCCTTTACTGTAGCAAACTTTAACCCTTTTATTGTTCCTTTTGGATTCTCATCTGTGTATAAATCTGAATGAGACTTTGAACCACGATGTTGTCCTTTCTTACGAGGAACTCTAGCTGCTTCATCTTTTTTCATAACCCTAAATTTAAGAGCAGTCCTACCATTGATAAGTAAGTCACCCTTTTCATTATAATCAATAGACTTAACAACTACCTTTTTGTTTTTAAATCTACCCATAAGAACTGTATCACCTATATCAACAGGAACATTTATACTCTCAAAGAAACGAGATTGGCCTGGATCTTTAAATACCTTTTGATGTTTCTTTTCTCTTCTCAACCAAGCCTTAGCAATTTTATTTTTAATTGGTTTTTTTAAAAATTTATCTATTCCTTTGCTAACCAACATCTTAAATCTTTTGTGTATTTGTTTTTCGGATAGGTGTTCGTTATTTGATATAATCTGAAAATTTGAACCACCGAATAAACCTTGAAAGGCACCCATATTATTTTGAACATCCTGCCAACTCTTACGAACAATCTTTTCTGGCACCACCCTAGCTCTTTTTTCATTTCTATCTAAAGCAACATCTAAGCTTGTATTTACAAATACCATATAGGTATCGTAACCCATATCCATTAATTTTTTTCTTTTATCTTTTATCTTAGCATATTTGTGACCAGTACCATCTATGATAACACCCAACTTACCATCCGTATAAAGTTTTAACCTTTGTTTGGTTAGTGATTTAGCAAAATCTCTTAAGCCACTTGTATCATAATCTACAGGCTTACCTGACTTATCCACACCTGTTAAATCAGCAAATAGCTCATCAGGCATTAAATCAATGTCGGTTGTACCGAAATACTTTTTGAGTAATACCTCTAATTCATTGTCGGAATTTACCATCTTTAAACCGGTCTTGGATACATTTATCTTTTCTGGTATGCCAAATAGCTTTTGTGCAACAAAGGATTTACCACTTCCTGGCCCACCAGCTAAAAAGATAGCTTTAAATATACCTGGATCTCTAGCTCCCTCATTTAGAAAGGGTTTTGTTAAAAATTCTGTTAGTTTATCCATAATTTCCTATGTTATTATTCATATATAAATATAAGATTTGTTAATTATCAGTCTATCCAAGTGAGGATGGGTTTACCATAAATAAAACTGTTATTCTAGTATCGTTTGTGTCGGAAGCTGGATCAAAAGTAAACAATACTGCTTCTCCCTTAGAAACATATAGACCATCAGTTGTAACTGAAGAAAAACCTGCAGAATATACAGTATCATCAGCAGTTATGTTAACAGAAGCCATAGCATCACCTTCAGTAGGACCACCGCCTCCAAGAGTTACCCCTTCCGTACCATCTGTTAATTTAAACATATTAATAAAGGCGGCGCTACCTGCACTCGAAGCGCGTACAGATACACTCTTCACCATAGCATCAAAGGGCATTATAATGTTACTATATTCCATAGTATTTGTTGTAGAGGTTTGTTCTTGAACCGATGTGAACGGCACCACCACCTGAGTTCCTCCACCTGAACCATAATTAAAACCAGACATAAACATCTGTGGAATCCAATATTCCTTATTGGCGGTACCTGTTATTCCACGAAAAAAAACATCTGATGTACCATTTACACCCGAATCGACCTCTAATCTAGAGATTGATGCTGTAGCTATATTTAGCTTATACCTATCGTTTTGGTCATCATAGCCAATACTTGCTTGGGTTATACTACCACTAACCCATTGTGCTAAACCTTCTCCATTTTCTTTATCCCATATTAAATTACTTTTCAATCTAGCTTGTGGAGATAATTTAAAGGTATCTTTTATCGATACACCATTCGCAATAACATCACCCGACAGATAATTGTCAGGATTATTAGAGTCATCTGATAGTTTAAAGTTTTCTGTGTATATTGGTATTCCCTCAGGTAAACCTAAAACAGAACAAACCTTTGTTCCCCAAAATGTGTAAAAATCTAATCCACCATTTGTAGCAGTCTCTTTATCTTGAAATATTATACTACCTGTTAGTGGAGATGAAACCGAACACGATAAGTGTATATTTCTAGCACCCCCAAAATTATGTGCCGCTTCTACGGATGATGGAGTTAGTGTCCCATCCTCATATGACGCGCTGGGCATTAAATTAATTTTTTCTACCATATCAGCCGCAGTTAGTACTTGATCACCCTCGTTATCATCTGCTAAAGATGATGTGAAAAAAGCTACTGTGCCTTCTCCATTTTTGGGCATCATATTTACTCTAAATGGATAATCTGCCATTATTTACTCCTTATTATTAATCACCACTCAAACCAGGCGGTGCTGAGTAGTTGCTATTAAACGGAACGTTAGCTGTTGCTGATGGCGATACTGAGCCCACAGAAAAACTAAATTTTCCTGCCACTGTAGTTGTTTTATGTACCTCATTTCCGTAACCTCTAATTGATGCGCCTGGCTCTACTTTTATTCCACGCTTTGCATTATTAGAATTTGAATCAATACTACCCGATGTTATAGAAAACGTTGCAATATTACCACTGGTTGCTGTAACAGCACCTGTTATTGTTACATCTCCACCATCTACTTCAAAATTACTTGTCTTTATTTTTAAATTATTACTGTTAAATTGCATATAGCCCGTCTCGGAACTAGTGCCTGTTTTTATTAATACATTACCACTGCTGTCTACAAAGAATCCTGTTTCAGTAGATGCTGTATCTGTCACATTATCTATTGTACCTAATTTAAGTGACGAGTCTGTAAGCTTAAAGTTTGTTGAACCAAATGAAAAACTTTCAGCCTTTAATACTAATACATCACTAGCCGATGAATCAAAAACTATTTTATTATCACCAGAATCATCAGATATTTCAAATTTTACAACATCATCATCTATACCAAGAACAAAGCCAGTATTATCATTGTCAAAAGCAGCACCAAAAGGATCATCTAAATGTGAAGATCCACCAGCAATAAAACTGTCTGTTCCTCCAACTATCTTTACGTTTCCTCCTAGTGACATTGAAGCGTGCGTAGAAGAAATTTTGATGTTAGATGATTCTATAGCGCCAGAATTTATTGTAAACCCACCTATAGCACCAGCATTTGCAGTAACAGTACCTGACATAACAACATCACCGTCTGGCTGTAAGTGAAAATTTGATGAGCTGATTTCTATGTTACCATTTGAACCACTTACAAATTGTTCCCCACCACCCAATAAAAATTTAGATGAACTCATAATTAACTCAGTTCCATCAAATTGTATTCTACTACCAGATGGTTGTCCTACGCTAAAAATTTCATTCTTACTGTCTAAATGAAATTTAGATGAACTTATCTCTAAATTACCATCACTACCACTAACAAAGTTACTACCTATATCACCAATAACAAATTTAGATGAACTCAATATAAGTGTATTATTACCATCATATTGAATCCTTGAACCAGTTGAGTTACCAACAAGAAATTTACCAGTACCATCAGCATAAAAACCAACCCCACTATCGTATGCTGTTGGTAATGTTCCACCCAAACGAAGTTTTCCTGTTGTTGTTGTTTTATTTTCTAATTCTAATGTTCCTGCATTCAAAACAAATTCGGTTGAACGTATATCAAGACCATTTCCATCCGAAAAAACCCTATTATTTGTGTCTTGAATGAAACCAAACTCACCAGTACCACTTAGGTAAATACCGGTAGTCGTACTATCAGCTGAGTTTGGTCCAAAACTACTACCCATTCTAACCTCACCACTATTGTTAGTTGGATTTAATTGAAAGGTCCCTCCACCCACTAAATTATTACTGTCTATAGCAAAGTTACCAATCTGTCCTGAACTAGCATTTATCATTCCAGACATCGATACTGCAGAAGCAGTCATTTGTCCACTAGCCTTTAATACTAATCCACTAGCACTTATTTCTGTATCGGATAGTGTGAATCCACCTATCTCACCAGCACCAGCAGTAACCGTACCACTCATTATTACATTACCATCAGGTTGTAAATGAAAGTTGGAAGAGCTTATTTCAATGTTTCCATTACTACCACTTATAAATTGAGATACTTCTCCCATAAAAAATTTCGGAGTAGACAAAGTAATAGAACTACCACTCAATGTGGTATCTCCGGTACTAAATATACTGAGATTACCACCGCTCCCACTTACAAAGTTTGAGCTATCACCAAGATAAAAATCAGATGATTTTAGTATTATACTACTACCACTAGCATTTAACTTTTGTGTTCTAATGTCTATATTAGTTCCATCGTATTTAAAAAATTCATTTGAACCATCACCAACATAAAGTCTTGGCGTACCACCATTATATTCTAATTGTATTCCTTCATTTCCAAATGTGGTATCGTTTATTGTTAATTTTTTATTAGTAGAATCTAAACCTATATTAGTTCCACTTTTAATCTCATCAGCATCAATTGTAAATCCACCTATTTTACCACCATCAAATAATACAGCTGAACCTGTAATCTGTCCGGTACTACCTTTTAAATTTAAAGTTCCGGATTGTGATTCTAAATCAGTTCCTATATCAAACCCACCAATTGTTCCACCACTCGCCTTTATAGTTCCAGCCATATCCAAACCAGCCGCTGATGCTGATAGAGCAGTTACATTTGAGGATGTTTTTATTGCCAAAGAAGTTGAAGTAATTTCAACATGATTACCGGAAGTTGGACCTATTGTAGTTGTTGTACCAAAGGATGCAGATACTTCAGTTCCCCTTCTAATATCAATACTCCCGTCCGAATCAATTAATACATTACTTTGTCCTGCATCAGTTCTACCAATAACCGCGTCAGCACTATACGCTGCTATTACATTATCATCACTATTCAGTATTTCCATACCAGTGCTTGTCAATCTTGCAGTTGATGCCATTGATGAAGAAGCTACCGCTAATCCACCAACATCAGTAGCTACCGAACCACTTAAATCGCTTACACTACCACTAACAGCAGCTGGTGAAGCAAAACCACTTCCTCCTGTAATTGTTATCGAACCCTCAATTGATAAATCACTCCCATCCCAAGATAACTTATCTTTTAAACTAAATTTTCCGTCATTCTCTACATAGAATGATGTATCACTGTTGTTATGATTACCAGTACCAACATAAATTTTGTCTGATTCTATGCTCAAACCAGCTATTTCACCGCTTGTAGCAGTAATTTTACCCTGCATAATGGTGTCACCATCTGGCTGTAAATGAAATTTAGAAGAACTTATTTCTAAGTTACCATTTGAACCACTTAAAAATTGTGAATCACTTCCTAAGAAGAATGCAGATGAACTTACATATACATCAGTCCCATCCCATTCAATTCTACCGTGACCTGCTTTACCAGCCTTAAAATGTCCACTTCCATTCATAAAGATACCAGTTCCACTAGTCAAACTTTGTCCAGTAGCACTAGCACCCAATGCAATCTTAGGTGTAGAACTATTAATAACGAGGGTAGAACCGGCAACCAAATCAAATACAGTTGATTTCATCTGTATGGTAGTTCCATTGAAGTAAATAAAGTTATCACCACTTCCCTGATCTTCACCAACCCTAAACTTACCACTACCATCCATATAGATACCGGTATTATCCGTATCTGTTATTGAAGCAGCACTGCTTCCCATTACTAATTTAGGTGTAGTACTATCTAATATTAAAGTAGTTCCACCTTTTAACGTAAACGTTTCTGATTTTAAGGTAAGAGCAGAACCCGATTGGTGTATAAAATTATCACTATCGAATCCTGTTCTAAAATGACCATTGGTATACCAAAAGTTATTATCATTTATGTGAATACCATCAAGAGAATTTTTAACATTTGTTCCTATTGTTACTTGATTTAATAAATCTGTTCTAACATGAAGTATTCCGGTTATAGAACCCGTAGTAGCAGTTATAGCTCCGCTTAAAAATACATTTTCTGTAAATAATCCAAAGCCAGGATTTGATTCCCCATAAAGTAACCCACTACTTAATCCACTCAAATCACCCAAACGAGCCTTCAAATCTACATCATAGACTCCACTACCAGTTCTTTCAACAATATCCATATACGGAGTTGTCGAATCATTTGGATTTGCATTTAATCTTATGTAACCGGTTCCTACTTTTCCGGTTGATACTATAACTTGACCTGGCTCATATGATTGTGAAGCATTTGCTATATCACCTAAAGATCCAGATATTCCATTACTACCACTTCTGTATCCTCTAATTAAAAAAAGCTTTCCAGCAAAGTCTGATTCGCTTGATGGGTTATCCCTTGAAGAACTCTGAACTAACATATATTCCGTACCAAATCCGGTGGAAGTTACCTTCTTTGCAGATAAAACTTCGTTTTCTGCAAATCCGGTTACATTAACCACACTCATCGTAGTTGCAGTAGCAGCTAAAGTATCAGAGCCTGTTATTGCAGTAGAATTAGCAACATACAATTGTCCACCTACAGCATTTACTGTTTCTTTTTCAAATACAGCAGTGGATAAAGTTCCTCTAATTCTTACATTTTCAAATTCTGCCTCACCATTATTTGCTGATGTTATTCTCCAACCCTTTACATTACTAGCAAAATCTGCTGTTTGTATAGTTCCATCTGAATCTAATATTAAATTATTACTTGAAATCTGATTAGGACTTAAAGACCAACTAGCTATTTGATTTTTAGCATCACTAAGATGAACTATCTCATCTGAAGCTGCTGTACCGGTTCCATCATATATTGTTATACCAAAATGATTAGCTGAAGTAGAATCAACCTCACCTATTCTAACCCTTACATTACTACCATCTGAAACCTCAATTCTTTTTGTGGATGAATTTATATCTAAATTTGTGGTATCTAAAGTAAAAACTTCAGTTTTAATATCAAAAGCAGAACCATCAAACGATATGTAATTATTTGCATCGGCTGCTAACTCAAACTTTGTAGTTCCATTATCAGTTCCTAATATTAAACCAGCAGTAGATTGGTCAAAATGTGTAAACGAAGTTTTACTTCCTACAACTAAAAATCTGTCACTACCATCATCCGATAGTTTTATTGCGTTAGCAGCACCAACTGTGATTGTTGATGTGGAAGCACCAACTAATCTAATCTTACCTTCACCCAAACTCATTGAAGCGTGTGTTGATGATAATTCTAAATTAGTAGCATCCAATTCAAATTTAGCAGATTTTATATCAACATCAGAACCATCAAATTTTAAATGTTTATTGGCACCATCACCAACATACATTCTTGTAGTTCCACTATTATATTGTAACTGAATACCAGCTTGACCAAAAGTATGATTTTTTACTGATATCTGACTTTCATCACCATCGAGTCTAAGATTATCTCCGGAATCATTAAATCTTCCCGAAGCTATAGTCCAACCAGCTATTGTTCCTGTACCGGTTACATCTATTGTTCCGTCAAATAAAGCGCTTGAACCTGTAAGTTGTCCAGCTGGGGTAACTTGAAAGTCGGAAGATGATATAAAGTATTCAGCACTGGAAGCCCCATCTAAATGAAATGCTGTTCCTTGTTTTAGTTTTGTTCCGTCAATTGTAAAGTCAGCAATTTGCCCACTTGTAGCTGTAATCTTACCTGTAATTTGAGCAGCTGAAGCAGTAATCTGTCCTGTTGCTCCTTTTAATTTTAATGTACCAGCAGATGAATCTAAATCTGTTCCGATGTTGAACCCACCAATAGTTCCTGTTTGAGCGGTTATCTTACCGGTTATCTGAGCAGCTGATGCTGTTATTTGTCCACTAGCTCCTTTTAATTTTAATGTACCGGCTGTAGAATCTAAATCATCTCCTATTGTAAATCCACCTATTTCTCCTGTATCAGCGGTTACTTTACCTGACATAACAACGTTACCAGCACTATCTAAATGAAAATTAGAAGAACTTATCTCAATATTTCCATTACTACCACTTATAAATTGACCAGTTTCTCCTAAATAAAATTTAGGTGTTTGAATATTTACCGCACTTCCACTAATAGTTGTAGTTCCTGTATTAAATATTTCTATATTCCCATTACTACCACTTATAAAATTATCAGTTTCCCCTAAATAAAACTTTGGAGTTTGAACATTTACAGAACTACCACTTATTGTGGTTGCACCACTATTGAATATTTCTATATTTCCATTACTGCCGCTTATGAAATTTGTTTGGTTTCCTAAATAAAATATAGGAGCTTGTAAATTTACAGAGCTACCACTTATCGTAGCCGCACCATTGGATTGTAAGACTATATTATTATTTACGGAATTTATTTGTGATGAATTTACTATAAATCCACCGATGGAGGCTGATACGAATTTAGCAAAACCATTTGAATCTAAAGATGAAGAAGCGTTTACGGCTGTTGATGTTGCACCATCTATAGTTGATGGTAAGAATAATGAATCAACTGCTAAATCTCCTCTTACAGTTAAAGTATCACCAGCAAATTGTAAAAAATTACTACCATCCTTGTCGCCTAACAATATAGCAGAAGCAGTTACATCTCCTTGCGCAGTTAAATGAAAATCCGATGAACTTATCTCTACATTACCATTAGAACCACTTACAAATTGATTACCCTTTCTACCTAAGAAAAACTTTGGTGTTTCTAATTCTAAATTACTTCCACTAACTTTAATATTTCCGTTAGAACCACTTATAAAAGTAGTAGATGTGCCAAGAAAGTAATCACTTGAGCTAATAGTTAATTTTGGCGTTGCGCCAGAATCAAATTTAAAGAACTGACCCGAATCACCAAATCTAACAACAGTCCTACTAGCATCTTCTGTAGTAGCTAAAACTATTGGTATACTAGTGTCAGTTGTTGCTTCATAACCACTAGAAGCATCGCCGCCTAAAGTTATTCCAAAACCATCATTTCCTTCTACTTGCAATTCTCCACTCAGCAAATCCAGTCTAAATCTTTCAGCTGGATCACTCGTTTTACCAATTAAACTACTCTGACCTGCTCCACCATTTACAGTAAAGCCGCCAATTGTACCACCACTAAATAATACTTTTGAACCAGTTATTTGACCACTATCTTTTAATTTTAGAATAGAGCCTACTGATATAACTCCACTTTCTACAGATAAACCACCTACATCACCTCCAGTTAATGAAAGAGCAGATGCAGTAACATCACCACTAGCCTTAACATTAAAATTAGAAGCACTAATAAACATATGTTCGGGAGTATCATCTCCACCAGCAGTTGGACTACCACTTATAAAAAAGTTTGTAGAAGATAATGCATCATCTGTTATATTAAAACCACCAATCGCACCTTCATTAGCAGTAATCTTACCACTCATTATTACATTACCAGCATTATCCAAATGAAAATTTGATGAGCTTATTTCTACATTACCCAAAGAACCACTTACAAATTGAGATGGTGAGCCTAAGAAGAAAGCAGAAGATGACATAAAAACATTATCACCATCGAATGATATATGACCGCCAGCTGCATTACCTGCTAAGAACTTAGGTTTGGTATCGTCTGGATTTCTACCCTGCATAAATATACCATTATTAGTACCACCTATACCAGATGGTCTTGGGTTTCCAAGAGATACAAAACCACCTTCACTAGAACTTACAAATAAATTTGTAGCACTTAACTTAAATTCATCCACATCAATAGAGAAAACTGAAGCAGTTACATTGATATCTTCTGAGGCTATTTGTACAGCATCACCATCAAAAAATACATAAGAGCCGCCCTTACCAACACCAAATTTATACTTACCATCCGTATCTTTACCAAAAAGTATTCCATCTATTTCACTAGCAGTAAATGTAGAACCACTACCAAATTTCATTAATTGGTCTGCGCCACTCATTGTAACTGATGAGTTTCCTGTACCAGCTCTAAGACTACTATCCTTTATTGTAAAGCCTCCGACTTCTCCAGCATTAGCAGTAATAGTACCCGTCATATCCACATTACCTGCGTCATCTAAATGAAAGTTTGATGAACTTATTTCTATCTTTTCTCCTGAACCACTTATGAATTGGGTTGTAGTTTTACCTACAAAAAATGCATCTGCTTGAACATCAAATAAACTTGGATTTGTTCTAAATTTTAGAGAACCACTAGCACCAACCAATTCCAAGCCAACACCAGCATAATTTTCACCACTATCAGGTAAAACAGAACCACTATAAATCATAAAGCCAGGTTTACCATCCAATGATGCATCTGAAGCTGAAGCAAATCCTAAATAACCAACCGACCTCATAAAGCCAGAACCGGTAGCACCATCAGTACCTGTTTCTGGCAAGTTAGAGTCTACACCACCAAAGTGCATTCCACTACCGGTAGTATCACCACCGATAAATAAGTCACCACTCATTGTATTATCATCGCCAGTAATAACCATATTAGCACCTGTGAATATAGAGCCAGTTGTTACTGCTATTTCATCAGCCAAATTATTATTCATATCATAAAATTCTGTTAGAAATTCTAATGTTTCAGGTCTCTTATGTGTTAATTCAGGTGGTAATTGTTGTTGAAACTTAACAAAGGACGGAGAGAATCCGGTGTCTGTTGCTGGAATTACAGATATATCAGATAAGTTCCATTGTCCTGATATTACTCTGAATTGAATTGTTGCCTCACCAGTTGAATCTGTATTAAAATTGTGACTAACTAAATTAAAATCTTTTCTATCATCATCACTGGTTTCCACTTCCAATACACCCATTCTTTTACCATAAGCTGAAGATTCTTCAATATTAATTTCAGTAAATTCGTCATTGTACAAACTATTAGCTTGATTCATACAAGAACCTGAAATGTATACTAACATTAAAGCTCTACCATCAGTATCCTTTTGACCAACGGTGTTGAAAGACAATGTGTAATCTATATCCTTTGTTAATACAAATTTATAATCTTCTTTTAATTGAAATCTTATTTGGTCTGAAAATGTAGATGTACTTCCTGAAACCATAATTGAGTCTAATAATGTGTTGTTATCAAAAGAAGCTGTTGATGTTGATGAAGCTGCTGTCAATCCGTTAGTACTACCAAACAAATCCCAATATGTATTTTTATCTTCTTCAGAAATAAAATAACCTGTTCGCTCACCTATACCAACAGAATTTGAGTTTATCATAAGTTCAGGGGATTCTATAGGAACTTCAGCCAATAATTTATAATCATCAAAAGAACCCTCACTTCTAACATAAACTTTTGCTTTAAATAATTCTCCTGAAAATGTTCTTAAATGACTTAAAGTTATATCAGCATAAGAAACTATATTTGTTAAACTAAAGGAAGCAGATGGTTGTTTTTCATAAAAAGTTTGACCAGTAGCTTTTAATTCTAATATTCTATAATTTCCCTCTCTGTCTTGTTTTGTAAATGGTGTATTTGTATAAGCAGTAAGGCTGTTATTTAAATCAGCAATAGAGGCTGTATAATGTGTTGGGAAATTTTCATCAAGTGTGTCACTCACCACATTAAATGTGGGTGTTTCTAAACCATTGTTTGTTAAATCTTCGCTGTTATATATAGTGGTGTCTATATCAGAAAATCTTATTTCTCCTCCAATTTCATTTGTAGTAAATTCATGCTCTTCATCAGATATAGAAAATGAATAGGGGTATTCCACAGGAGACCTTCTTCTCCTAATTCTTCTAGACCTTTTAAATCTACTATCTGTGCGGACACTTCTTTTTTTAGTGTGTTGTTTTAATTTTTCTTTTTCTGCTTTATCGCCTTTTACATCACCATCAGGTGGCTTTATAGATTTATTATCATTAGTTTCAGTAACACCAGAACCTTGTGCATTAGATTCATTTTCTTCTGTAGTAAATACCTCATAAGATTGTTGGGTTACTGGTCTACCAATGACAGTAAAAGCAGCTGAAGCTACTTCACCTTCTACAACCTCTCTCTCCATCGTTCCAAATCTTTGCTCATTTGCTATAAGTCTTGGTGATGAATAAAATTTTATAGGTTGAGTATTTAATTCTGCTGTATTTATAATAACTTCACGAGTGAGTCTTACATTATACACACCTTGAAAATCTACAGGAACTTCTTCAGTTTCACTAAAATTTCCTGGAGTTGTTGGTATCCTATCTAATTCACCAACCAATATCATAGTGGCTACACCAGCAGCTGTAGTATCATAAATCTCAACCGACATAGTTCTTGAAGAACCCTCTAGATAATTTTGAACTGGTTCAAGGTATATGCTATTACCTTCTGAATCCATAAAATCTACTTGAAGTTCAACACCCTCTTTCATATAAGGCGAGACTTCTATTAGAAATGAACTTTTACCTTGAGGTAAACTCTGAGGCATATCTGTAATTATGATGTGTCTAGAAGTGTCTCTTTCATCAATTAATACATCTATATTCTCAAGCCCAAGTAATTTATTAAATCTTTTTACGGTTGCCATTAAGAATTTCCTATTGTTTGATATCATTAATAAATATCATTATTAAAAATTTTAATATTTATTATATGTATAATATATGGAGATTATCGGTATGAAAAAGAAATATTCATTTACTATAGAAGAGGGATTAGTAGACTGGTTTAGAGTGTATGTTAGGGAAGAAAGTACCACAATGAGCGCAGTACTTAATCAGCATATACTAAGTCTTAAAAGGGGAGAGAGCAAACCTAAGAATTTACTTGTTAGTCAAAAGAAACGTTACTAAAATTATCTTCTTTTTTTATCTCTAATAAGGTATCCACAGCATCTCTCATAGAGTCTATATGAGAAACAATCATTGTAAATTGAAACTGCGTTTTTAAGTACTGAAATAGGTTGTATACGGAGTTTAAATTGTCGGAGTCCATAGTACCCCACCCCTCATCTATTGCAAGAAAATTAGCTGCTGGTAGATTGGATACATTTATCAATCCAACCCTCATAGCTAATGAAGATATAAATCTTTCCATACCACTACTTAATTCAAGAGGCCAAACATTGTCATTATCATAAACGATATAACAATTTACATTCTTACCATCCATTTCCAATATCATAGAGAAGTCTACAATTTGAGAAAGTATATCATTTACAGCACCCTCAATGGTTGGAAGAGCTTTGGATATTAGTTCATAAGGAATACCATCACGTTTGATTGCATCCATATAATACTGATAAGCAGCATACTTTCCTTCTAACTCTTCTACCTTTTTAATATTTGTTAAAATGTTTTTTCTATTAGTTTCTAATACCTTTATTTCACCATTTACAGAACCAAGCTTTTTATCCAATTCTTCTATTTCGATTTCTAAATTATCAGAATTGTTTTGTGCATTTTCTATATCATTCACTAAACCTTTATTATAAATAATATCCTTTTCTTGTTCGTGATAGATATTAATCTTATCCTCAATGATAGCTAATTGACTTATTAGATTTTTTTTCTTTTCTGTAGTTAATTTTCTTTCACTATCTACCTTACTGATATTAGAAGTAAGTAAATTAAAATCATTTATACAAGAATCCATTTGTTTTTTGTGAGCGGTAATGTGAGATAACCCATTTATTATACTATCTAAATCAGATGATTTCCTTAGAAAAGTGTCTGCTAAATTTTTATCCTCATTTAGTTTTTCTCTAGTTTCTATAGCATCCAATGTGAATGGATTACTCATACAATAATCACAATCAGGGTCATGTTCTAAATTACCAAGCTTTTCAATCTTGTCTAATTTGTGCTGAACTTCTATTTTTAATTTATCTATTTCAATTTGATGATTTGATTTTTCTAAACTATATTGTTCAAATTGAGCAAACTTTTTATCCACCTCATTTTCTTTATAAATTTTAATTTTTTCTGTTAATTCTGTTTCTTCAACTTTATATTGCTCAGATAATGTTTTTAATTTACCAAATTTTTCATCTGTTGATTTTAGTTCACTATTTAAAGATAATTTTTTCTCTTCTAATACATCTAAACTTTCAGCAGTTTCATCTACTTTTCTAAGCTGCTTAGTTAAACTGATAATTTTTCTATCTTCACGTTTTTTATCAATAACCAATTCTTTTTTATTTGAAGTTAGCTTTTTAGAATCTTTCTTCATACCAACCAAAGAATCTTTTATTTTAGCTAATTCCGTATCGTAGTTATTATTACTGAATGATTTTAGTAGAGAAGATACATCGTGTATTTCATCACTAGCCAATGTATAAAGTTGGTCAAATACACCAATTCCCATAAATTGTGCGAGCAAGTCTTTTCTTTCTTTTTGTGTCTTATCAATAAATACAGTTGAGTTAGTCTGTAAAGAAAGGGATGTCATTACAAAATCATCATAAGTTCCAATCAACTTACGAATATTTACATCTGTAGTTCTTCTTTGGTCACCATTAAAAGATATTTTATCTCCATCATCAGAGAATGAATAAAAATCTACATTTACCTTAACATGACCATTCTTTTGTTTTTTAGCATTTCTTTCTATAAAATACTCTATACCCTCTACCTCTAAGGTAGCTTTACAACTAAAATAGTCTTTTTTATTATTTAGAACATTTACTGCTTTATAGGCTCTTGAAGATCTGTCAAATAAACAAAATGAAAGTGCGTCTAATAAAGAAGATTTTCCACTAGCATTCGGTGCAAACATACCAACTATCCCACTTAATTTAGTAAAGTCCACAACATTATCTTCTCCATATGAGAACATATTATCAAATTCTAACTTTTTAACTTGCCAGTTTACTCCTCTATTTACATTATCTTCTGGTAAACTTCCATTTAATTCTTCATTTATTTTTTTTATATCAATTAAAGTTTGCTTGTCTACAAAGTGATTTGTTTTTAGATATTCCTCTATTAGATTATATTGATAGTCAGCATCCCTTACATTACCAACCGATATGTGCTGCCCTCTAACTTTTTCAATGGAGTTTATAGAATCTGTTTTTGTAACTGTTACTTCTTTTATACCATACTTACTATGAATAAGGCTCATAGCTTTTTTTAATTTTGATGGTGTTGTGTTGGATACCCTAACTCTTAACCTAGCCATTTTTGGTATATCTGGACAGTCAGGCACCTTACCATCATCTATATTAATTGTATAATAGCCGTAGTCATTCGGTATCTCTATATACTCAGACTTTCTCTTCGGAACATCCCATAGTAGATAACCATGACTTAATCCTTCTCCGTGGTTCTGTTGTACCAATGAACCACAGTAAGAAATAGTCTCTTTTTTATTGAGATGCTGTCTTTTGTGAATGTCTCCAAGCAATCCCATATCATAACCATCAAATTTAGCAATCTTAACATCCGATGGAAGAAAGAATCCTAAATCTGTTTCAGACTTATCTACTGTTCCGTGAAAGAGAACTATCTTTGTATCACCCTCAAAATCCTTAGCTTCAATATAATCATCTTCCTTTTCCCATACATCCCATACAACAAACTTTACATCAGCACATTTATACACACCACTATGTTTTAGGTAATGTAAATCTTTATGTTGTAGATTATTTACAATTGGGGAAAGAACATCCATTCTCGAAAGATTATTTAAATTACAATCGTGATTGCCTGCGATTAGAATCGTAGGGCAGATGTCTGCCAGATTCTTAAATAATCGTGAGAGCTGGTCGACTAACTCAGGTGACATTTCGGTTTTAGAGTGTGCTATATCACCACCGATATAGACTACGGCATTATCTTTATGTTTTTTTACCTGTTCGTATGTACGATTGAACACTTCTTCGTATTCTGTGTGTCGCTTTAAATTTCTGATTTGTATATCAGATATGTGGTGAATATATTTTAACTTACGAAAAGGTACTTTAACAACATTTTCTTTAATCAAGAATTATCCTTTATGAATTTTTTAACTTCATCGATTTTATTATTTGGTACTATAATATCCCAAGAAGTTTCTTCGGAGAGACTTCCACTTTCATAATAAATAGTCATAGAATTTCCCAAATTAAATTTTTTCTTTGCTAGTTTGAGCAGCTCAGAATCATCAAAATGAACCTTCCATTCTTCATCATTAAATTTCCAAATATTTTCTTTTTTTACCATTTAATTTCATCCTCATTAAATCAGAGAAAGAAGTTTGTTTAGTTTCTTTTATGAGATTAATAACTCTTTTAAATCCCATATCTGAAGGATCTTCTTTCGACAGTCTTACGAAATAAACATCTATGCCATTTTTAGTTAAATCATCTGTTATTTTTATAGCATCTTTAACAGCATCCCTATCTAATAATATATATATCTTCTTAACCTTTTTTTCGTATATTTTTTTCATAAGAGATTTCGGTATAGTTTTACCAAATAAAGGAACAGCATTTCTTTTTATAGCCATCGCATCAAAAACACCCTCACATAATACAATCGGCTCATCCCAATTGATAAATAAATCAAATCCAATAACATCCTTAGATACAGGTGGATTTTTATATTTCATACCACCATTGTATATGTCTCTACCGACAAAATAATTAAGCTCTCCTTCGCTGTTATAGGAAGGTACAATGGTACGGTTAGCATATATACCATCTTCACAATAACCTATCCCATATCGAAGAATATCCCCACTAGAAACATTTCTGTTATTGAGATATGCTTTTGAGTGTCTACCAATTATACTAGAACCATTTTTCCAAAGCGGCTTAAATTCTTTTGGTAATCTTACAATATTTCTCTTGACTTTCTCACGATTTGATGATAGTGATTGGAATCCACCCACAAGCTCTGTAAGTTCATCAAATTGCTCTTTACTAGCTTTTAATTTTTTAAATAGCTGATAAAGTTTATGACCACCTTGATTTGAAACCCAACAATGCCATTTCTGAGTTTGTGTATTTATTTGTAATTTAGGTTTATGGTGTGAGGTAAACGGAGACCAATACATGTACTCATTGGCTTTCTTTAATTGTCTCCCTCTATTTCCTATTACTCTATTTAGTAGATTTACTATTTGATTCATTTATTAGTTCTATAAATTTTTCTATGTTAATAACTGCATATGTTTTACTTCTGTTTCTTTTAAATATCAAAACAGGATCGTAATCACCACTATTTTCTTCTGCTTGTTGTAGTGATGACCATATATTCAATGCTTCTTGATTCTTACACTCAAATGAATAAGGTATGAGTCTACGAGCTGCTGGAGATAATTTAATATCTTCTCCTTGTTCACCCATAATAGCTGAACGAACATCATCGGGCTCTAATTGATTAAATGTTTCTAATAAAAGATCTCTTATATTGTTTTGAAGTCTTTTACCTTTATTTTTAGCACTTCTTGATTTCATAATTAATTACTTTGTACTTGTTATACTTGTACTTGTTATACTTGTTACTTGTTATTAGTTAAATTAATATTTGGTACTTCAGGGCAAAGATTTCTTATTAAAAAACCTATCAAGAATTTTTCAATAACCAAATTGTATGTTAACATAATAATATATATACAGAAATTATTTATTATACAAATATTTTTTTATTTCTTTTTTAGCAAATCTTTCAGCTTTCTCTTCCCACTTATTATCATCGTGAGGATCTAATCCATCATAAGCAGCCATTGTGCCAGCCTGTGTGTATTTTTTCATAAACTTTATTTTACCTAGTCTTTTAGAATCAAGTGCATGTCCTATTTCGTGCAGAACTGTCATCAGAAAGTCTTTGGTTGATTTGTAAGATGGTCTTAATGTTAAAGTATCAGTTTCAGGCACATACTCACCAAAGTTTTTACCAGAACCTATTTTTACTTTAGATTTTAAACCATATTTTTTAACCATCTGTTTTGCGGTGTCTAAATAGTCTATTCTTTCTACAAGTAAATAACCCATAGCTTTTTTATAAAAAGAAGCCATACTCTTGTTTTTCTTTTTAAATTCATCAGAGTCTTTTAGAAAAGCGGCATATCCTTTTGGACCTGGAGAACTAGTTGAAGTTGTACTTTCTTTTACAGAAGTTACTTCCATCATTTTTTTAAACTTACCCATTATACATCAAACCTCACTTGAATACCCAAAGCTAACTCCTCATCATTTTTTATAGGATGTGATAATTGACCAATAGCTATTAATTCATTAAAGTCATTATACAATCCTACTTTTGTTATATATGGCTGAAACTCAGAATGTGTCACGAAATTATTAAATGTAGGAGATTGCCCGTAATAATGTTTATATGAGCCTGACTTAGCAGCTGCATGGCCAGGTGGAAAAAGTTTCCAACTATGTGAGCCTGAGACACTTATGCTACCACTCCTATCAGTAGTTACTGATATATTATTAGTACTATTCAACTCACCTTCACCTACTATACAAGTATATGAATGTTCTCTTAATGTAACTTGCGCTTTATATTCTAAATCATACCCATCAGTACCCAGTCCAGTTCCAACATCTACAAACTTAGATCCAGTATTTGTAAATACTAAAACTCCTTGTTCGTAAAATACATTACCAGCAAAGCTAGCAGTAGACTGAATTATATTTTCATCATTAAATCCACTAGCAGCAAAATCAGCAAAACTAGATGATAAACTATTATCAAAAAGGTTACCATTACCATCATCTACAATTGTAACTGTTGAAGATGAGCTATCATCTTTCAGTACAATAGACTTTGGTTTTATTCTTTCTCCATATAAATCTTTAGGAACTGATATTACAGAAGCAGATGGTTGTAATAATCTATATTGTTTACCATTATTTTGTCCGAAATTATTGAAATTATTTTCAGTATCACGATAGTACATATGATTTAACATAAACCAGGTTGGAATGTAATAAAAACTAGCAGATTCAAAGGTTGTTTTTTGAGCATTATCGGTATCAAAATTGTATATACTCGCACTTACAGCTCTAAAACCATATACACCACTACCACTATCTACATTAGTAACATTAAACTGTTTATAAGCCTTGAATGGCGTTACATTAATGTCTCTTGGGTCTAGCCTTTTAAACATGACCTATATCTCCCAAGCTTAAAAGTCTAATTTAACTTTGATTATAGCTTCCCTTGAATAAGTTTTCAATAATGGTTTACTCAGTTTAGCAACAGCCAAGAGTTCATTGTTATCATTATACAATCCCACTTGTGTTATAAAAGACTTTGGATTTTTAAAGAAAGTTGGAACAGTAAAGTCTCCGTTTGAACCTGATGTAAAAGTAGGATTGGAACTAAAATTAAACTCTTTATTAGGTACTCTACAGAAATAATGTTGAGAGCTTATCACCTCTTCTCTTCTAGCAGCAAAATATCCAGCACCTTCTATTTTTTCATAAAATTTACCAACGTTTCCACCCTCTGTATTTGAAGCAACAGACGCTGATAATGACGCAGATGTTTGTGCAGCTAAAACAGGTCCATTAAATACCATTAATCCCATATCAGGATAAAACAATCCAAATCCCCCACCATCTTGTGAAGTAGCTGGTGTTTTTGTTGTTGCTGTACCACCAGATATAGAACCACTAACAATGTTAAATACCCTACCACCTTGATTTACAGTTGGATTTGTTGTAGCACCACTATCGTCAATTAATTTTAACGTTGATGTTCCACTACCACTTAAATGCAATTCCCAATTACCTGGATCCATCTTCTCACGAAGTTGTTGTCTAGCAATTGATATCGCATAGATATAAGAAGGAGTTGTGTGATCTCCGCCAGAATCTGCAAATGAGAATTTCTCTTCATTTGGTCCTAATAAAGTATTGGATAATTGCCTATATATAGCAGCAGATGCTCTATTTCCATCAACACCTTTAGTACCAACAGAACCACTTCCCTCAAAGTGACCAAAAGCGACTGAAAATTGGGATTTAGCAGTTGCATCAGTTTGTGGATTAGATGCGTAAACATCTAAATAATATTGATGATTGCTTGAACTTTGAGTAGATGAAGTAAAGAAAGTAGTCATACTACCATCCCCATCAGCCCACATTCCTGAAGAAACTGTATCTTTTACATTAGTGACTACATCTCCTGAAACCAAGCTGTTTTCAGGTTGTATGTTAAAATCTTTATAGATTGCCATCTTTTACTCCTTTAATTTATTAAAAAGCGCCAGCACCACCAACCGTAGCAATTGATGCAAGTGTTACATTATTTGTTATGGTTATGGAATTTGTAGCGCCGGTATCATTACCTATGACAGTTAGTTGAGTAGCTGATGCATTCTGTAGTGGAAGAACTCCAACCTTTACACTAGCTGCAACAAGAGTTTTACTATTTGGTGCATCATCATCTCCTAAGAAGAATGGAGTAGTAGCACCAACCGATCCACCACCTGCATTTTGTACCGTCATACTACAAACAGACTGATCGTGTAATATAAATGTATAAGAAGCGTCAGCAACATTAGCAGTTAAAGGTTCGATTGTCGGTGATACTTGATTTAAACCACCACTTACACCGAAAGTAACCGATCCTGGACTTACAGAAACCACAGGCATTCTAATACTATTTTTTGGAAGGGTAACAAGCTTATATCTCATGACGTGATTTTCATCTGGTATTGCCTCTAAAAGTGGCATATTTTCAATTACCGATCCATAGTAATCACTTCCATTTGGGTGTGTTACATCCCATAAATTGTAATCAACTTCATCATCCGATAAAGCAAATTTTGTAATATTAAATGCTTCTGTACCTTGTGCTAACAATTCACGACCCTTTTTAGTTAGTATAGCATCTACAGTAACAGTAGTGTTGTTTAGAAATCCCATAATTAGCTCCTAATAATTTTTTTTGATATATGATTTATAATATGAGTTATATATAAATATCACTATTTCAAATTTTTGTTAATTTTATTTACCTTATTTGTCAGGATCTATTTTAGATTTAGAATCGTCACTATCTTTATCATCCGATTCTTTTCCGGCCCTACTTTCTTTCATAACACCCAAATCCGATTCCTTCTTAAATTGTTCCTCTTTTCTCATTTTCTTTCTCATTTGATCTGTTTCCGGTTTAACCTTCAAACTTCTCAAACCTCTTCTTTTCTTCTTCTTTATACCTGTTTGTTTTTCTACTTTTAAATTTTCTTTTTCTTCTTTACTAACTGCCTCTTTGAACTCTGATATTACCCCATCTCCAGTTTTTAATGTAGACTCCCCATCCTTTGTAGTTACCAATTTAGTTGGAGCGGATATGATTACTTCTATCGGCGGCTGGCTATCCGGAGTAGTTTTTTTAGTATTCTTAACGCCAGCATAAAAGGAATTAATCAATCCTTGAGTCAAATGATTATAATTATCCGTATCCACATTATAGAAAGAAGATGAATATGCAATTTGTAATGAAGCGCTCAATGATGATGAGTATAGTGGGATAAGTTTTTGATTTACACCATATATTCTAGATCCTGTTATTATTGGTTGAAAAACTTCATTATACTTTACATCCCCTTGTGTGATAGATGCGGTTTTATAATTACCCTCACCTAACCTTTGCCATATGGAAAGTTCTGTATTTCTATCCTTAATTTCAGAATTAGATCCTGTATAGGTAGTATACTCACCACTTGATGATATGACTGATGAGCCAGAATCATAACTAAATATATCAATTCTTCCAGTATAAGAATCATAATCACTAATACTAAATCCAGCATTATAAGAACCAGTTACAATAATAACCTCATTTGGTATATTTATAGAAGAACTAAAAAATCTATCTTCGGCGGTTGGTTCTTTTCCAACAATAACTTTTGGTCTCTCAAATATATTTGGCTCAATTAACAACCCAATATCAGGTTTTGATCTAGCTGGTATTAATTTCCTTATTTGAGGATACAATGATTGGTCGTAATATTTAATCATTCTAATGTAATCCCAAAAATTATTTGGTGAGTTATACTTTTTCCAATAATTATCAGCTATATTCTCTAAACCCCTATAACTTAGCTCTTGTTTATCTCTTGGATCACCCAAATAATTATCAAAATTTAAATTACCAACTGAGTTAATAATGTCGGTATTGATAACATCCGTTGGCGCAAACCATATACCAACCTTATTAGAGTCACTTGGTGCAGTATCATAAGCACTTACAGTAGCTCTGTGTTCTGAATTTAAATTAAATCCTTGCTTTATTTTATTATCTTCTAATCTAATTTTATTCGTAGTTCTTCTTAAAGCACCTATGCTTGGTATGTGGGTTTTCTGTTCATCAACCACGCTTCTAAAAAAGTTTCCTGTAAATCCACTGTGAGATCCTGATACGGTTTGTGTTTGGTTTGAACTAACATCTCGTATACCCTCTACATCAGAAGTTAAATCCTTATCATCATTAAAGGAGTATCTTAATACTAAGTTGCTATAAGATGATGACACAGTATTTCCATCATAAGCTTTTGGATTAGCTATGTGATTCTTAAATGATGATGTATTTAATGTTTCTGTCCAATGCCTGTATTCCATTATAGAACCACTAAATTGTACACCAACATCATCTATACTACCAGAACCACCGATGTAAATATCACCACTACCCGTCCACGCGTTACTAAAAGATGAAGAAGCTGCTTGTGTTACATCCATAGTCGATGTACTATATAAGTGTATTTTACTTCTACTAGCATCATACTTGCCAACATTTAATTGGTACGATTGTGATACTGCAGTATTGCTACTTCCAGATGTTCTAGCAACCATAACAGAATAAAAATCACCATCATATATAGGTAAAGATGTTGATGTTATTTCTTTAAACTGACCGATATCCTGTCCAACAGCAGAGCCTGATAACATAAATGAAACCTGACCATAGTTATCGGATGAACCATTATCTTTTAACCTTATGAACCAATCTTGATTATTAATATCCTGCTTCTCTACAAGGATTTGATTTGAACCGGTAGCAGCTCTAAACCTAAATTCTACAGTATCAGGCTTTCTCTGTGATTCTAAATCATCAGTCCACCCAACCTTTACATATTGAGCACCTTTAAAATCTAAAGCTTTTGTAAATTTTCTTGTTATTTCAAACTGAGGAGAAGCATCATCTGATAAATCAGGTCCACCATATTCCTTAACTCTTAAAATTGTAGATGGTATTCCATAAACATTTATTAACCCTTTCAAAGCTCTAACAGTACCCTTATTCTTTAAGAAAAATGGCATGTTATTTATTATACGACTCCAAATTTCTCTCGACACATCTCTTTCTGAAGTTGTGGAGTAGTTAGAAAAAGAGGAGCCGGTAACTTCTTTACCCAATGCAAACTTAGATAAGCTAATTAAATCTTTTCCGTCATTTAAATTCCAACCTAAAGATTTAGCAACAGAATATAATAAGTCTTTTGAAATACCCTCATCTAAACTTTCCCTTCTATCTGAAACATCGGTTACAGCATTTATATATTCCCATATACCATCAAAATGTTGACCTATCATATCTATAAATTTTAGGTATGTATCATTTTTTGTATCAACCTTAATATGTTCTGGAAGTATAGTACTCAGCTTAGATGAGTTGTCATCATCATATAAAGATGCAGAATTTACAGCATTTACAAACCAAGTATCAGCTTGTGATGATGTTGTATGTGCTAAAACATAAGGACTGTTTAATGTTCCATCACCACTAGCTTTAGGCCATGCGTTGTCGTGAAATATTCCAATCGAGCTGCTTACATAAGAAGAGCTTTTAAAATACATATAATTTTCAAATCTATCAAATTTATTCTCAGTATCAATTATTTTATAATGATAAGTGCTCATATCTCCCGAAGAACCGCTTACGCCAGCATAAGAAGCACTATTGATTTTGTATTGTTCTATATCTTCTAATTTTCTTTTAAAATTTCTAATCCTAACTTCAGCTGAACCAAAGTTTACAAAATTTTCAAATCTAGAGTAGTCTGTATTTATATTTACACTATCTAAACTTTGACTTAAAAATTCACTTCTCAATGCGGTAGAAACAGCTGCATCAGAAGTTAAAATTTCAGACTCAGTTTGAAACTTGGTCTGCCTTCTTTGAACCGGACTTTCTACATTATTTAAATCAGGAGTTTTAAGAACCAATTTAGGTTCTTCCGCATTAACAAAATCTATTATTTTAATTTTTTCTTCTAATGGGTCTGCCATCTCTTTTACTACAATACATTCATCAAATTTTTCATAATTATCTGGCAGAGGTTCGTATAACTTATAGACTATGGAATAAGGAAAAGATGTTACAGAAACTCTATCTGATTTAAAATTTGTAGTTAAAAACAAATTATTTTCAAATTTTAAATAAGTTCTTAAATCTCTTGGATTTAAATTCGTATAAGATAATCTAAAATCATCAAAATCACCAACCTCTGGTTGATTATATATATCGGGATTACCATCCTCATCATCATCGTTTGCTCCTATTTCTACAGCCACGTCCCTTATGGTTTTATTTACAGTGATTATAGATCCATCAGACGACACGTTTTGTATTTGTGCAGAATAGGATTTATATACAGGTATAGTCTGTGATTGTTCTCTAAGGGTAAAATCTACATATACATTATCTACCCATACTATACCTTGTTCCATAGCCCCACTTTGGCTCTTACCACTACCATAAATTTGTAAATACCATTTTTGTCCAAGCAACCAATCACTTGGTATAGGTATTTGAGCACTCACATTTATCCACTCACCAGCTATTTCTGGAGCAAGTATCTGTTTTGTTGATGGTGGAGATTTATAATTGTATCTTGGTGGGTTAAGAGAATTGTCATTCCATTGGCTTCCATCCCATACCCAATTTTCTCCTTCGCTAAGAACTCCTATCTGAAGAGGATTATCAGGAAAATCATATTCACCTAAACCATTGTCATAAACCGGTGTTACATCAGCTTCAGTAAGCTCACCGGCATCAGCAAAATCACCAAATACACCGTAGTTCGTTGCGGATGGATTCCTAACACCAAATGTTACAGAATCCCCATTTTGATTTATTACCTCACCACATCTGAAAAAAACATCATTTAAAGATTTATCGCGATCCGTACCATCAGCTGCAGAACCCTTTGCTCTATATTGACGATCTCCAATGATATATCTATATCTACCAAAACCCCCAACCGGACCAACCGCACAATCGACACCATTAGCCAATGTATCACCGAAACCATCTCCTAATGGTGCCGGATAGTAACTGTCAATGCTATTATCATAAAGACCACCATCTGTTCCAGCATCATCTCCTTCGTTGGTAGCGTAATATTCTGTACCGGTGGCTATGTAATACCTAGTGTAACCATCATCTTCTTTAAACCACCACTCCATCTTACCTTCATTGGAAATAACATTTTGATTCACACCACCATCGAAATCTTTTAAAAAATGTAAAGGTGTACTTACTCCCTCGTGATTAGGATAGCTGTGTACTTGATTTGTTCCACTATTATCCAAAGTTCCAGCATAGGTTGTGATGTAAAAAAATCTATTTGACGATTCATCCATCTGGCCGCTAGCATTTGTATCGCCGTTATTATAAAATATTAAAAACATATTATGATATGTACCATCATTTCTACCCTTACCAACCCTTGTAACAGTTTGAATAAAACCATTCTGAAAGATATCATCATATAAGGTTTTTTCTTCATCCGTTCCAGCATTTAAAACAGTATTACGCACTGCCGGAAAATATTGGTCAAATTCGTAAAAATAAAATTTATCTAAGTCACCTCGATCGTGCCTTTGTTCCCAAATTAAATCATCTTTGAATAACAATACTTTTGCATCACCAATCACTGTCATCGTTTGCCATCCTAAGTTTTGACCACGATTGGTAGTTCTTTCATAATAAGCTCTACCCTGACCTTGTATTTGAGCAGGATGATAATTAACTGCATTAGGTTTACCACTTGTACCATCGGGAGCAATCAAAGAATTTGCAAGATTGGGATTAACAGTCCACACCTCAGAATAAGCATTCCAAACCCATTCTTCTTCATTACTCAATTCACCATGCATCATATTACCTACAACATCTGTATTAACACCCCAAGTATATTTTTGACTTGGTCTTTCTGGTTGAAATATAGTTACAACCCAAGCTCCTGCTCCACCCCAAACTGTAGTGTCATCACCCTCTGCAATATCAAGAGGTACGGGAACAGAATCACCATATAACTCTCTTATACCAAATTCGCTCATCGGTGGTTGTTGTTCTATAGCATTAGCTGCTGCAGAATCGGCAGGCTCATAACCAGCTGGTGGAGAGGTTGGTTGTGTTTCAGTTGGTTGTGGGTTGCTGGGATCAAAAAATCCAGGGGGAGGATTCTGAGGTTGTTCTTCAACCAAAACTTCGTCTGCATATCTTAAAGATATCTCAACACCCTTGTTAGCAACTGTACTTCTTATATCAAAATTTATATTAGCTATATCATTATGAGTAACACCCTGGCCTAACAAGTTTGTTATCTCCTGCGTTATCAGTAGAGGCCTGTATCTCTGTTCATTAGGCCATTCAGGTAAATCTATAAAAAGTTCATTTTGATCTGTAAATTTTATACAGCTTCCCCCACCTTTACCTTCTTCTGCAACCCAATATGCGTGATAACCTATATGTGCTGTTCCAGCAAATGTGCCTGTGTGATTAACAAACCCATCACTCCAATGTGTTGCTCTAATAGCGTTATCGTGTAAACTTTCATCCCATTCATTTTGAGTTGCAATATTTAATGTATTACCAAGATTATCGGTTTCAATTAAATCTCCTGCAGGATTTTGAACTATATTTATATTTGTCTTTACAGGAACATCAATTTGATTTACTTGAAAAACATTAGGTATTGTGATTGTTCCACCAACCATTTTTTTCGTAAATAAAAATCCAGAAGATTCTAAAGTTAAAATTAATTGTGTAGAATCATACAGCGTTCCACCTATAAAACTAATCTTATTCTGAACTTCTTTTAGTATTATAGCAGTTTGTAAATCGATAAAATCATCTTGATACGATCCATTTATTTTTTTAGATTTTAATCTTACTTCAGTTCTGCTTGGTGATATAGTATCAATTTGATATGTTAAATCTTCTATAGACAATTGCTCAGTAGTGGTGGGATTATTTTTATAATCTTCTTCTGTAGCAGCATAAACTAAAGAGTCCTCTGTTACATATATTGCATTCATATTGGTATAAACATCACCAACTTTTGTATCATTTTTTTGTATTGTATGTAACAACACAGGCATCTCATCACCTGCTAATTTTCTTAAAAAGTTATATTTTATATTAAAGACGCCACTCTGATATCCCAATTCTCTAATATGTCTACCAGGATAAAATTCAATGTTATTATTATCTGTGTTTATAACAAATTCTGAAGATGGAACACTTTTAAATTCTATAAGATTATTACTTTCGTCAAATAATTGTAAATGAACAAAGTCTTTATTTCCTTGCTCACCCCACAAACCATCCTCATAAGGCTTTTGACCTACTCTAGTACTAATGTTAGCATCAAGTAATTGTTTTTGTTTTTCTGTTAATTTACTAGCCACTATAACTCCCCAAAATCCCTATCTAATACCTCATCTATAATAGTATCAGTCGCTGTTGTTTTCAATAATTTTACTGTAGTATTATGAATAAGTTTTGAAGAATCATCCTCAACTAAGCTATCGCTATATGGATTTTCAAAAATTAAAACAGCTCCATCCTTATCTCTAGATAAGAGATTGTCTGCAGCAGCTGATCCTGAAATAGTGGATTGCAGCCTAAGCAAATCTCTTCTCTGTAGGTATTGTTGTTCATCCTCATCAATTAAATTTTGATAAAATGATAGGTTTTTTAATTCCTCTTGTGTGTATGGCATTTTTTATCTCACAACTTTAAATACAAAATCATCATCATAATATTCTACAGTTTCATCAACTGTATTACTTCCACTTATCACCTTAAATTCAAATTTGTAATATCTCTCCGATTGAAGTCCGTTCATCCAAAGGTTAAAATAATTTCCTGTTGAATCACAACTAACTAAAGAACCTGTACCATATGGTATAATAACATCCTCTGTTTGAGTATCCCTTACCGAATAGTAAGTTCCATCACCACCTATATTTTCTACACTACCACTTGGTAAAGTTTTTACAGTTAGGTATTCAGAGGCAGTATTTGAATAAGATTTTGTAGGATATTTAGCTCTACCAACAATTCTAAATTTGACTTTTGATTTCTCTTTGTATTCAGGCCTTAGACTTTTCATATAAAAAGATAAATCTTCTAATTCTGTAGAGGATAGTTCTTCTAAAGAACCAGGACTCCATTTAGAATCAAACCACTCTACTTCTAGCTTTGGTGGATAAACTGTATGGGTGTTTCTTGAAAAAAATCTAAATTCACCTAATCTCTCCGAACTACCCTCATCTGTGTTAACATCTTCGTTGTTAAAGCTTCCACTCCTCTTAATTATAAATCCATCATTTACATATGTTTCATCTAACCACTTATTTACAATAGGAGTAACATCCATTCTCATATCACTTGTTTCATATTCAAATGACTGACTAGCATAGACATCACTAAACCAAGCACCACCTTCTGGCTCAGTAGCTGAACCACTCCAATAACTTTCATTTGTTGCCCCATCCCTAAATTTCCAACTAGCACCTTCTGTGGTTATAGGACTATCTGAATAAGTTCCTTCACCCTCAACCCAGCTAGAACTTATTGGATATGCGTATAATTCTTGAGATGTGGTTAAATTTTGAGAATTAGCATCATACATATTCAAATAAAATTTTGGACTTGTAATAGTTCCATCTACAATAGAACCTGAAATTTCAGTTAAGTCAAATTTAATTAAAATACGAGATACTTTTACATTACCACCAGAAGTACTCATAGTTTTTGTTACTTCTAATATCTCATCAAGACCGGTATTTGAACTACCAGTTGCTTGATATATAGTTGTGTCTATATCAGGAAAAATAAAATAATTCATTAGTAAGATCCTCCGTTAGAATTGCCTGGACTTCCAGCTGAGTCGCCAACCACACGACCTTCTATATCAGCATTTGGAAATTTTAATTCAAAACAACTTGGGTCTAATGATGGGTAAACTATACCATCCTTAGTCGCCGAAACAATGTCATAAACATTTCCCGAATAACCTTCTGATTCTTGAAACTTATTACCTATCAATACAGGTAAACCATTTGGGTTGTTATCCTCAGGAGGAACTACAGCAGATACTCCATCAGTTAACGATATCTGATAAGCTAAATCAGATAGTACAATTGGCTGACCAATTTGCCATTTATCTATATTAAAAAAGTCTTTTACTTTTTGTATTGCTCTTAAAACAACTTCTTGTTTGTTATAACCTGATTTAGTTAGTAAGCTAAATTGTACGCCTATATTAATTATAAAAGCATCTTTTATATTTACAGCATCAGTAACCATTCTGAATTGTGTTAAATATGTTTGTATATTTTCTTTAACTGCTTTATTGACTACTGCTAATCTTTTACCAGCATCAAATCCTAATACATATAAATTAAGAGCCAATGGATTTATCACCCTATTATCGGAGTTTGCTCCTGAGCTGCTATCTAGTTGAGTGTCTTGTACAATATAAGCCTTTGATATATTACCATATTTTGCAGGTAAGGCATAAACTCTCGTAATATAGTCTTGTTTAGTTACAGCTCTTGCCTGAGCCTGAAAGTAGGCTAAAGCATTGTTCTTAACTTCAATTACACTTTCGGCACCCCTACCACCGGCAGCAGGTAATGGATTATTTATCCCAACAGAATTTCTAGTTTGTGATACTAATGCTGATGATAAACCAGAATCATCTAGGTTAGTATTTGAAGATTGAACCTGTCTTATACTGTTAGCTCTTACATTATGATTAACACCACCACCGTATCTATACCTAATAGTTAATTGAGTATTAGATGGAGCCTGTCCATATGCTTTTGTTTTTAAAAAGTTTGACGGATCAAAAGCGGTATCTAAATAACTAGGAGAGCCTGGTAAAGATGAACCAACTTCATCAGGATTTGGAATAATCTCCTCATCAGGACTATCTGATGTACCAGCACCAAACCTCATTTCCGTTCTACCATCCTCTCTAATAAATGTCGTAAATCTTCTTGATGTTTTTAAGAGCTTCAATAAATATGGAGCTTGGTCAGAGTAAGTATATAATTCATCATCATTGGTTTCTAAATTTTCCATATCTGTAAATACAGTATCTTGAGCTAAAAATGGAACTTCATACCAACTATTACCATCACTATCCGTACAAGAAATTATTTCTGTTATATTAGAATTTGCCAAAGCAATCCTTTTGTACTTTTCAGCATCGCTAAATTGAATGTATTCTGTGGTAATATTTCCACTAGAAGCCTTTACAGATTTCTGAAGTAAATAAGTTACAGGAGTATCTCCTGAACTTTCATAAATGGAAACTTGCATTGGATCATATGAGCTTGAAAATTTAAAATTACAATCTTCTGTAGTTACAAATGTAACGTTAGAATCTGATAAAATTTCCATTCCAGATTTTATATTTAGAGCATATGTCAAATCTGGCTTTGTCGTAAAATCACCACCTACCCCGCTTGTTGTTGCTGGAACAGTTTGGAATATATCAAGCCCAACAGAAGCCGCTGTAGCTAATGTCGGTTTGTATCCTAAAGACTGCGCCATATTATAAATTGTCTTTTTTTCTTCAGCAAAAGCTAACAAACTTTCTTTAAATTGGTTGTCTATATAGTAGGATAAAACATCACCCACATAAGATGCCATTTCAATAAACATCATACCAGGAGAGGATTCATTAAAATCATTATATTCATTAGGAAAGTAGATTTTAGTAAACTCAATAAGGTTATCTTTAAAAGATGTAAAATCTTTATTTAGATATCTAACTTCCTTTACTGATTTTTTAGGTTTTGAATATGGCATTACCCCTCTCCTTAATAATTATTTAAATCTATAGATAAATTTTCTGTTGAAGAAGAATCTATGTTTAAAGAAAATTGCATAGAAACATTAACAGCGTTTCTATTTGTCGGTGAGAATACAGTCTGTATACTAATTATGTTTACAAATGGTAAAAATTCACTCATAGCAGAACGAACAGCCTCTTCTACCTTAGTTTCTATATCATCTCCTTCTTGTTCAAATAAGACAGCAAATAAATCAGAACCAAAGGTAGGATTCCCCAATCTTTCTCCTTTTCTTGTCAATAAAAGATTTTTGATATTATGTTTTGATTGTTCTAAAGATGTCTTTGTCCTTTCAAAAAATCCTTGTAGGTTGTGTCCCAACGGTAATCCCACTCCAATATACACATCTTCATTTAAGTCATTTCCTATTACACTCATTATACTTTACCATCCTTCTTCTTCAAAGCTTTCATTACACCACTATAATCTTTAGTAAGGTTGCTCATTACATCTTGAACTGCTGGATTTGATGTATCAGCGCCAACTGCCTGTGCTGTCTGTATAGCTCCCACTTTTCGTTTATCTTCAGAGCTTCTCATCACATTACCATAGCCCATCATACTTGCCATTTTTGAACTATCAAAAGTTTCACCACCCATTGTTGGATATTCATCCTCTTCACCAGCTCTAGCAGTCTCATTTAATATATCATTTAACACTGGGTTTTTTGTGTAAGTTACTTCTTTTTTTGGTTTTGGCTTTCTTTTTGGTAGAACTTCTACAACTGTATCCTCTACTATTTTAGATTGCTGAGTCATAGACTTCATTCCTTCCTTAATAAATATCTCTTTAATCTCTTTTTTAACTTCTTGTCTAACTATTTCTCTAATTAAACTAACTAATTTTGCTGATTTAGCCATCATTAACTCCTTACTATTTTATATAAATATACTAACCTATCATATTTGTTCTATCTTTAGCAACCTTATCCTTTAAGGCTTTTTCTACTAATGCCACAGTAATTTTTCTTCTAGACCTTTGCAAAAAATCGCTAAAATTTTTTGTAAGAGCTGGAACTACTTCAATAACATTATCTAAATCTTTTACTTCTTGTTTTAATTTTTCAACTATAAATCTAGTAGCAAATCCTATAGCAGCTGCGGCTGGATTTAAAGCAGATGCGATTACACTTGACTTTTCAGTAGCTTCTGATGTTATTGTGGTAGCCTCAGTAGCCTTTTTTACTCTATCAGCATTATCCCTTACAAAAAGAATTATCTCTATAGCCTTTTCAGCTTTTTCTATATATTCTTGAGTTTTCTTAATGTTTAAACCAGCACCCTTACCTTTTCTTAAATCTTCTACGATACAATCAACATCGTGATCTAACTTCTTTGTAATCTCACCAAATTCTTTTTTTATTTCTTTTTTTAAAAGATTTGCCGCAATAGCCATTTTACTTTCCCCTAATCCTTTTCATCTACTACATAGACTGTTTTACTAAAAACTTTAGGTAAAGCAGTTTCTTCTATGTTTTTAATTTTATCAAACATTAATTCTGCAGCATCGTTTATTTCTGCAGTTCCTTTTACGTTTTTAAGTGTATTTGAAAATTCAGATAAAGCAACGAATACCTTTTCAAGTAAATCTTGAGTTTCTTTTCCTTTTAAAATAGGATTCGTAGCATCAGCTTCTCCTAAATTTATAACACCTGTTTCTCCTGCTTCTAATGTTATTGAGTAATTAGAAGATAAAGCAATATTTCTATTAGCAGAAAGATGAATATCTCCCGATTCACCTTTAGCATTAAAAACCAAACTATCAGAATTTAACATAATGATATTACCTGTAATAGATGTTTTCCATTTTACAGGCCACCAAGAAGAATCAGCTGCTGGTATTAAAATATCATTTTCATTTGTTAATGCACCAGAAGAAATTAATATTGTAGAACCATCCAAATTTATATTCTGTATATGTGGAAAAAAATCATTATTTATCTTTCTTCTATCGTTGTTTTGTCCATTAGTAATTTTTACGGTTGGAAACCTGTAATCTCCATTTCCATCTATATTACTACCAAATTTTATACCCTGACCAAATCTACCATTTATATTTATATCACCTTTTTTTGAAGCTAGCATTCTGTTGTATTTTGTTATATTCAATTTTACAGAACCATCAGGCAATACACCCTTAGACCTATTCATATTTACGTTATTTCTTAAATTCAAAGGTGAATAATAAAACATCTGTCCACCGTGACTAGCTATATTTACAATTTCTCCAACTAATGGATATACCACCATATGAGAAGATAGTGGTTTTATATATTCAGAAATCTCGTCATCTCCGCTTTGACTGTATAAAAATCTAGCTTTTATCGTACCATACTTACTATAATCTGAAATACCATTTGAATATGGTAAATCTTTAGGTTCTAAATATACTTTAGTTACTATAGCTGGTTCAATCTCATAAAATTCAACTTCATTATCTACGTTATCACGTATAATACTGTAGACATCTTCATAACTTGCTACTCCAGTTTTGGTAACTTCTCTATTATAAACGAAAGAACTTTTACGATAAGACATTAACCCTCAGCCCTTTTTATGTCATCAGTTATATCGTCTGAATGTTTTTGTAAGTCCGTAGCTGCATCCTCAATCGCTCCTAACAATTGCTCCTTTTCAGCATCAGATAAACCAAACTCATCTTCTGAACCACCCTTACTCTCAGCTGCTATTATTCTTTGTACTATAGCAGCCACTTTAACCAATTGGTCATCGTTTTTAACATTAATCTCTAAATATTCTTTTAACATAGGGATAATCTGAACAGCAGTATCACCATCTTTTATAAAACCAACAACTTCTTTCATAAGAACTTCTAATTGAGTCTTATTTGTTTTGGTATTTTCGTATATATCCTTAAATAAACCAGATAATGATTTACCCTCAAATATTTCATAATCATTTGCCATATTTTACCTCATTGATATTTATTGGAATTGTTGTTATATATAAATATTCAATTTTGTAACTTTTGATAAAAATATTACAGGGCACAAAAAAAGGGAGTAAAAACTCCCTTTTCTTTTATTCGCTTACAAGTGAGCCTGTATAGCTCACATCAACCATCCCTTGAGTATCAAACTCGTGTTGTAACCTCTTATTATACTTTTTCATCACATTAATAATACGAGTAATGTGTTGAGTATTGGAGCCTGTCATTTCACGAATAAGAATATAAAGAGCTTTCTTATTAAAGTTCTCTATATTTTCTTTTATACGAAAAATATGCAATACGGAATCAGCCACCCTAATATCTTTATCTCTACGAAAGATGTTAGTTAGATTGGTATCCCAAAACCTATGTAATTCATCTACAAATAAAACAGATTTCTCTGATGTTTCACTAGTAGTGTTTTCACTCATAAGGTTTCTTTTGTAATCCAATACCTTCATTTCAGAATGTATCTTACCCATCTTATAGTTCTTATTGTTATTAAGAATAAGATAGTTCTTAGCCACAATACTAAAATAAGAAAAAGCCTTTCCCTTACCTTCTTTGAATTTATGTATATTCATAATTAAGAAAGAAACTACCTCGTGTTTTACTTCAATAGAACCCACATCAAAATAATAAAATTTAAATGTATGAATAATATTTTCAGCCAACTTATCAAAAGCAGCTCTAATATGTTCATTGTAAATTTTATTTTTTAGACGAGAGTCAGTTGTATTATTGTAACGAATAATAGCTTTCTCAGTTCCTTCATTAAAGTAATAGTTCTTACCCTTCTTTTTTCTTTTACGAGTTTTCTTAACTACGGGCTTTGGCTTTGCTGATTTAGCTTCTATACTTGATGTAACTGCTGTTGACATTATTGTTCTTCTCCTTTGAACCTATTGAGTTGATTTATTGTTGTTTTAATTTGATTAAATATTTGACCTACCTCATCATCTGCTTCAAAATAACCTTTGTAATCCACCTTTTTCAAATCTAATTGTACCTTTTCAATTGTATTGATAAAATCAATTATCCAATCTTCTAATGATTCTAACTTCGTGTTTAAATTCCATATAATATAACAAGAAGTTACGAATAAAATGACCAGGCATGCAAGAACTATTTCTAAAAACATTTACTTATCTCCAAAAAGCTCATCAAATAAGTCTTGTGATTTTTCACTTAGTTTCTCCGATGGTTTTGGTTTAGTTTCAGTTTTAGTTTGAACTGCAGTTTTAAACTTATTACTCACTTCTTCATCTTCTCGTTGCCACTCATCAAATTCGATGTGTGTCGCCATCATATCTGCTTGATGAAGTATGTATGCTATATTACTTTTTAAACTCCAATCAGGATTATAGGAAATGTAGTAAGACTTATTTGCTTCCTCATACATACCATCGGTTAAACGTAATCCGATATATTCCCATTCCGACATTTGAACACCGAAATGATTAAGGATAAAAATCGCTCTATCGGTAACTGTCATATATTGAAGATTAGGATTGTGTTTAAATATCTCACCCCTATTCTTACGATGCCATTCGGAGTCTTGTGGGATATAATAGTCTTGATTTAAGTCACCTACCTTACCTAAGTCGTGATGCATAGCAGCGAATACCAGCTCTTCATCGGTAAAGTTAATCATAGCGCCATTAGACTCCCACAGCTTTTTGATTTGAAGTGCACAATCTGTCACGTGTAGGACGTGTTCAACATAACCACCCACCATAGCATTATGGTAAGCCGCCTTACCACTAGCTGGCGCTGTTACCATCCTATCCTCAAAGTACTTATACATCTCTAAGAGCTTATCCTTACGTTCTCCTTCAAATGTATCTTCTATAAGTTTCATTAACTTATTCCAATTATCTAATATTTGTTGTTCTGATAGTTGTTTCATTACTATAACCGCTCCTCTATTAAGTTTATTATTGTGTTATTATCCGTGACCGAATCATCACTAAATATTATCTCATTATCTATTTGTATTTGGTATAATGTTTTTAATGTACCCAACATATTTATGCTTGCATCTGACCATTTAGCCTTTACAGCATCCCTTAGTGATTTTGCATTTGATTCAAAATCTCCGTTATATATTATGTATATTATCATTATCTAACCTCATATCTATTTTTTGTAAATCTTATTGTAGGTTCATTTCTTAACCTATTACGATAGCCGCTAAAGGATATCCTCACACCCCAACCAAGATGTTCTAATATTTGTTTTCTGGTTACCGACTTCTTTTTGTGAATAAAGTCTACGACTTTATTATATGATTCTGTATCTTCTTTTAACATCGGTAAACCATCGGTTGTTTCATTAATCATATTATTAAATTGATTTATAGCATTACTCCATTTACCTTTTTCAAATCTATTCAAAGCTTTCTCAGAATATTTATCCCTTAGAAAATCATCATCTAAAAAAGGTTCTATGGTATCTATTAGTGCATCATCGACATTATAATAATACACACCATCATCACCAGCTAATTCGTGATAACTCCCGTCATCTGAAAATAAATAAGGAACTCCTACACTCATACCATCAGTAGCGGATATAGCCCACCCTTCATACTTTTGCCTACAACATACACCGACTCGACAAGAAGATAGCTTAGAGAAGTAACCTACCCTATCAAACTTCTCATTGGTGATGTATTCTCTTTCTCTACTTTCTGCAAGCGGCACCCACACTTCAAAGTCTTGTCTCTTCTCCCATAACTTATCCATCTGTTCTAAAAACCACGGATAGTTTTTGTAGGTGTGTGGCCTGTGATTGTAAACAATAATCTTTTTATCTGTGGTTTGTTTTTCGTACTTGGGTGTTTCCCATCCAAGGTATTGTGGTTCTAATATCTTATCTAACTTAGATACTACATCATCATTAAAATACTCTTTAGCATTCTTCAATACCAAATCTTTTTGAGCTTGTGTATTAATACCACACTTACTCATCTGTAAAAGACCAACTATATTGTAAGCTAAACCAACCTGATATTCATAATTGGTAATCTCTTTAAACTCTGTCCAATGAGTATAACCTATGATGGCTGGTGATATGTTGGTAGAGTTATATAATAGATTCTTTAGATTACCTGTATGTTCTGGCAAATGAGAATACACAATATCATAATCATTCTCTTTCCATTTAAGACCGGCAAATACTTCCTTATATGGAAAAGCCATTCTCATAGAATTAGGATAACTGATTTGAGGAGCTATAATCTGTTCTGTATTCTCAAACTCTAAACTATTGATATGAGATGGAGATATTATTGTAAAGAATAAATCATCACGTATCTTATTTAGTTCTCTAATGATGTTGCCGAGAACAACAACATAAGAATCCTTTTCCAAATCCTTTAGAAAGGTTATATTTGGATATACAAGTATTTTGTATTTGTATTCTTTGTCGTTATCCTCGACATCTGTGAAGTTGAATATGTTCATTACTTTCCAGCTATTGAAGTCAAAGGTTCGATTTGAGGATAAACATTATTTTTCATCATTTTAATATCACCACAAACTATTCTAAAATCTTTATCATCTTTGTGATTATTATATACTTTTTTAATAGGCAATCTAGTTTCTATTCCAGCTATAATCCAGTCAGCTTTTGTTAAAGAAGTAAATATAATTAACCAATTTTGAGCTAATTCATCATATGTTACCAAAATATACTGACCTTCTCTTATACCTCTACCACCACTCCAAGTAGTAGCAGTACCTTTGAATCCTGTTACTTTAATTTCAACTTTATCTCCAACATCATTATGAGTTATATCAGCATCTTTTCTATTTCCAGTAGCAGCTTTTACATCATAACCATCATCCAATAAAATTGCACTTCCTACTTGTTCACATAAATATGAAATCAAACTAGATATAGATGGTGTAGCAAAATTAGGAAAAGGGTAAAAATCGTCAGAACCAATTGTACAATTTAAATCAAAAGTCTTTTGTATGAAATTACCAACACGATTAAAACATCTGGTAAAAAATTCATTTGTGTAAATAGGACTCCAATCTTGATTGGGATTAGTAGAACCTGTAACCTTTACTGTAAGTTTACCTGTAGCTTCATCATAAGCCTTTTGAACTGAATAATTACCTTCATCTATTTCCTTTATCAGCTCTGGTTTTTTCGTATTGATTTCTAATAACTGCTTTAATGTTTTTTTCGCAATCTTCATTTCTTTACGATGTTCTTCTTTTACATCCGCAGGTCTCTCTACACCAAACTGATTCATATAAGATTTATTGAGCTCAATTACAGCATCAACTTTAGTTCGGTAAGTTGGAGCACGAAATATATTTGAAGTTTTTAAATCCATTAATGCGTCATAAGGATTACTTTTAAAATCTGGTTTTTCTACTTCACTAAATACAACCCAAACAGGAACATTAGCGATTCGACCACCCCACGTTCTAGTATTTCCAACCTGAGCCATAATATCATTTTTGTAAATCATAATCGGTTGTTCATTTGGAGTCAAACCTCTGTCTACTCTATCTATATAAGTCTTAGCTATTTCCTTTGCTTTAGCCTCTTCCACTTTTTTGTCAGTATACAATTTGGGGTTCATTGGATTATATTCTATATCATTTGCATTAGCAAAAAGTTTTCCACCTCTATTTGTAGTTTTTAATTTATTCATTTTTTATTTCCTTAATTATTAATTGTTATCTGTTTAATTATATCTAAATATACAAATAAAATGACATACAAGTCAAGTCTTTTTATTCCCAAAATCCCTTTCCTTTACCTAAATCCTTTGGTTTATCAATATGATACCTAAGAGGATTCATTTCATTATAAACATATTTAACTTTATTAATAATTTTATATTTAAATTTATTTTTTTGAACAAACCTCCTCCATCCAGTATTTAATCTATTTAATAAGCTATCATAATCTTTAGAATCTATATTTTTTTGATTGTCAAACATATCATTGTGATATCTACACAATGCCCTCAAGTTTTTTGGGTGATTTATAATACCTAATGGTGTATTAGCCGGCCACTCTGGAATATCATATAAGTGTGAAATTTCAGGTGTAGAGTGATTATTAGTACATCCACTTACCATACATTTATTAGTAAATTTGTGTTTGTAAGCCTCAGCTCTTGCGTGTTCTCTTATAGATTGATATTGAGAACCACCTCTTGGTTCTACCAAAGCTTCTTTTTTTGTACTTCTTCTAATCTTTAAAAGTAATTCATTACTTTTTTTGTATTTTGAAAATGGTTTTTCAAGATGACTACTACCACCATACACATCAAAAAATTTATCCCTTCTAGCTATTTCAGCTGAAATTTTATCTATTTCTTCTAAAAAGTTAATTGGTGATTTAAAATTTTTAAAACTGTCAACCCAATGTTTATTTCTTTTAGACCACTCTAAAGCCTTTACAAAAATTTCATTTTTATGATATAACCATTCAACATCTTTAAATTTTGGTTTATCAAAATATGAATGGCAAGACTTACATCCACAAAATAAATTATTAGGATGATTTATTTCACCAACTAAGCTATCATCTAAAAAATCACCAGCTGCTTTTAAATGCATAACTTCAACTCTAGTTGATTTATTGCAATTCCAACATTTACTCTTATCTATACTAAATGATTTCATTTCAGCATGACCGTACCCTCTAAGTCTTGTTGAACCTTGTTGATGTAATTTATCTTGCCCCCAAACTTCTTTTTTTGTTTTATTTCTATTATAAAATTTCAACTTATCTTCCAACCTCACTTAAATACATCTCTTTAGTTTCTTCCCAAGTCTTACCTACGATATCACCGTAGAATAACTTCTCTGGTTTAAGCTTACCTTCATCGAATAACTTAGTATATCTTCTAATAGCCTTTGGTTTCCACCAATTCATAACGTAATCACTATCATCACTATACTTCTTTCTCATCTTTAAATCTTTTTCTTCTACCTCACCACGTAAGAACTCCTTACCATTCTCGTAGATGTCAGCAAAAAAGATACCACGTTTGAATCCATGCATATAGGTTGATGCTTTTACCCCAACTGCTCTGAATATCATATTGATAACTTTCTGTTTTACACCTGTTGGAGGACCTGCTACACCTTCTTTCTGTGTAGTCTGTCTCTTGTACTCATCAGTTTGATTTTCTTTTAACCAATCATGCCACACCTCATATGTAGAGTCATCTGGTTTAAGAGCAATCTTACCTGATGATGAACCTAATGTTTTCCAAAGTGGAATAGAGTTATACATTGAATGAATACCATAAAGGGATGTAGTAGAAGCACCAACCAAAGTTTGTCCATATGTTTTCTTCCAAGCATCCCTAACTACTGATGATGTAACCAAAGCAGCTACCAGCTTACCACCTAAGAAGTTAAAACCTAATGGTTGAGCGCAACAGATAGTTGTACCGATAGAGGTATATTTAAGTTTACCATCTTTAAATTTATTATCCTTAGTCCACCCTATGAACTTATCCCTAGCTCCCAATGAAGTAACATCAGAACCCATACAGATGATTCCCAATATCTTACCTGTTGGTTTATCTTTAACATAGAATTTTAGGTTTCTGCCAGGATTAGCAGTAAACTCCATAGTGTGAATTAATCTACGAACCAATGTCCACATCTCATTCTGTTCGGTATTACCTTGTTCCGTTGGTTCTACATAAGGTTCTAAGGCTTCTATCTCTTTGATAGTCTGTTCCTTATTATTAATATCTTTAGGTGTCCAAATAGCACTTTCTATCTTAGAAAATTTAGATGCTTTCTGAGTCATTGAATAGACATCAGCATTAAACTCCATATACTTTTTATATAATGTTTGTTCTTGTACAGACATAGACTTGAGAAAGTCTAAGTTATCGATAAACTTCTTGCGTTCAGCATCGAAGTCAAATTTTTCTTCATCGAAGAAATCATTAAAACCCATGTGGTACTCTCTTTATTTAATTATCAATTAGTAAATAGCCTAGCTGGCCAAAATTTTGAGCGGAGGATTGGAGTCGAACCAACATCTCTTCCTTGGAAAGGAAGTGTGTTTCCTATAACACTTCCTCCGCAATAATATATATCTATATATAACCTGAAATACAATTTTATTTTTATTTTATTTTAAGCTATCGTTTGGTTTACTTCAGCCCACATCAAAAGACTACAATAAAGTATCTCATCATTTTCAGACCAATCTCTACCACTAAATGACATTGTATCTTCCTGAAAATCATCTTCCCAATATACTTCACCAGTATCATGATTATAGATTTGACAAATGTGAAGTTCTTCATCAACCATTTCCCAAACTACTGCAAAATCATCACACTCACTTGTAGTGTAATCTTTACAGAACTCTAACATTAAGTTATCAAATGTGACTTCTCTGAATGGTGGGTCTAGTTCCTCAACACCAATCATATGATTTCTATTATAAATTGTTTCGTTTAAGTTCATTATTTTTTCCTTTTTTCTCATATAAGAATATACAAAAGAAAGCGCATACGAGTCAAGGTTTTTTTTATACTGATTGTGGTAATATTAATCCTGTTGTTATAGCAGTTGATATAATTGGCAGTTGTACAGCAACAATACCGGTAGCAGTTGTAAAAGTTGTAGAAGCAGTTGGTTCTGGTAACAAAGCAGCTGCAGGTGTTGCTGTAGTTATAGCAGTTAGTACAGCTGCTAGTTGAGTCAAAATAGCAGCTGTTATATTTATTCCCAATCTTGATGGTGGAGCAATTGCTCCACTTGGAGTAAGAGCAGTTTGTATAGCAGTAACCGATGTTACTGCTGATGTCAAAGCAGTAACTGCTGGTGTTACAGCAGCCCCATAACCAGTAGCCGCAGCTATTGCTGTAATATGTAGCGGTATTGCTGAGTCAACAAAACCTTTAGCTGCTATTGCTGGTGGTAATAATATTCCTGCCATTTTATTTCCTTAATTTTGTGGAGCTGAGGGGAATCGAACCCCTGTCCAGTCTGTCTTATCAAAAAAGTCATTCACAACTTATCAGGTTCCAACCCTCTGAGACAGTACCTGCAACACACCAACTATTTTCTTGGATAGATCCGTATGTTCTTTTATACTCATAACATGAGGAGTTGGTGTCTAACTTATTTTATGACCGAGTGTTAGACAACTCAGTAACTTAAGCGTAAGCGTAAGTTGGTTCGTCATTAGTGACAGCAACCATAGGTGAGTAATCATACTCAGCTAGGTGCCAATCAATGACCAACCCGTCTAGCGAATTATCGCCATTTGAGTTTGTTGAGTCTTTTTTAGCGAGACCTACTCAATCTCCGTTGCACTTTATTTTCAAAAAACACCTGTCGAAACCATGACAGCCCCATATTTTTATAAATTTCCTAAATGATCTGACCAATCTTCATCTTCATCAAAATCATCTCTACTTTCTAAGTAAGCTATTACTTCTTTTACTAAACCCCAGTCTCCATTGTCTCTAGCTTCTTTCAAGCTCTGTAACACCCAGTCTAAATCTAACATATATAATCTCCGATTGTTCGGATATAAATAGGTTAATTCTTAAATTGTGATGTAAGATCATCCAAACTTTTAGCTAATTTTTTATTCAACTCAACATCAGCTGTAGGTTGTACAGCAGCTTTCTTTTTAGAAAAATCTAAATTTTTTGGAGACAATAATGTAATCAGTATCGATAAACCAAATGCCTGTGGTATAGTTATGTTTGGTAAATTAAATATAATCGGCATTAACCAATTCCAAAGTAAACATAATGGTATACTAAGAACCAATCCTATTACAAAAAACATACCCAATCCAATTAATAGTATTTTAATTACAGGAGATATTATATCCCAATATATTTTTATTTTATTCATAAAAGCATTTCCTTTATTTTTTCATTTATATACATACATATCATCCCAACTGAAGTTCCTATTAATCCTATGGTCATAAATATACCAATGATTGGTGAAATAATAAAAAATATTATTAATCTATATAAATCCCAGCCATTTTCTACTTTTAAAATATCTTTAAATGCCATTATTAATCTCCTTGTGTTACTCTTAAATATTCCTGCAAAACCTTATATACTAATCGTTGTCTTTTTCATTTATTATCTCCGTTTTATTTTTTTCTATTTTATGCCTTACCACCTCTGTTGTTACAGCCACAAAAATACACAAACACCAAACTATGACTTGCCATTTCTCTGGAGCCTGTGGCGTGTTACTAAACGCTGGATCTGTTAAATCATTTTCCATATTCTACCCTTAAATATTCCTGCAAAACCTTATCCATTGGATTTACTTTCCTATTATTGTTCTGAAATATTTCCCAAGAATCTTTAGCATACTGACCTATCCCATACAACTCGTCAACAGATTTAAATCCCTTGACATAACCCTCACTCATTTTCTTCAATGATTTGGCTCGTCTATTATATAGCCCCAATGGTTTCAGTAACTCTGCTAGTTCTGATTGATTAGCCTTCATCATTTTCTTTGGTGTCGGATATCGTTTGAACAACTCATCTCTGATTGTATCCACCTGTTTTCTGTTGGTTAGATTCAATAACATACAGCAGGTTAACATCTTCCAACCATCCGGCTGATATATCTCTTGTAATAAAGGTCTAACGATATCCCTAATTTTCATATATCCATTCCTAATATTACAAAATAAAAGTATGCTATTGCTACCAATACAAATAACCCTGTTTTAAAATATATCATATTTATATCTTGTTGAGTTGTTATTCTTTTTTTCTTTTCTACTTTATCCCAATTATTCATTTTATTTCCCAACCTTCGCTTAAAAACTTTTGAGCTTTTTTATACTTCAATACTTTAACTGCATCATTTCTTTTAATTGTAACAAGATGGTTTCTACCTATCTTTTTTTCAGATACTATAGTGGTATCTCTTACTCTATCCATAATCCTTACTCCATTTAAGTGGTCTATTTCATGTTGAACACATACAGCTTCTAAAGTTCTAAGTGTTCTATCTTCCTCTTCTAGTTCACCATCTTCCCAACTACCTTTTCCAGATTCTCCTATATCAACACCACTAAATAATAAACTACCTTCTACACCTAATGATGTAACTTCGATAGTTTCGTATCTTTTAGTATGACATCCCTTACTTGGAAAACTTAAACATCCTTCATAATAAGGAATCTCATCATCCTTTGAAATAATTTTTGGATTGATGAGAGCGATAGGTTCTCGTACATTAACAACAGCCACTTGGGCATCAATACCCACTTGATTAGCTGCCAACCCAATACCGTCTTTTCTTTTGTTAAGTATCTGAAATAGTTCTGTGGCAATAGCTCTTCCTTCTTCAAGTGTAACCTCTTTTAGTTTTTTCTGTATTAACGGATTATTTTTCTTAAAACAATTAATTATTTTTTTCACGATATCCTTGTGTTTTATTTACATCAACTTCTGAAATATACTCTAAGAGTCTACCACAGGTTTTACAAGATACAGGTGTAATACTTATTGTACTTGAATATTCTCGTAGCTTCTCTTCAATATAATCTTCAATAAGTTCCCAGTCTTTTTTATTTTTTACATTTAAAACTTCGTGGTCTACATCTTGATTACAACACTTAGTTACTTGAGGACCTTTTTTATCCCATTTGGGATTATTCCTTTTTTTGAAATAATCCCTATTTAATGGTTTATTGTATTTAGCCACCTATTCTCCAAATTTATGGTTGATGAAATCCTTTTGCTTCTTAACTGCTTTTTTCAAAGCCGCTTTCTTCTCAGCCTCTCTGGCAATAAGTATCTCTTCTTTTGTTCTCCTTAGAATCTTTTTCTTTTCTTTAGATAATGTCACAGGTCTGGTGCCTTTTAACTTAGGTTGTTCTACACCCTTATGAAATACATTACCCCATTTGTCCACAAACTCATTCATAAAGTGCCACCCAGCAGGACGACCTGTAGGTTCTTTCTTTTTAGGTTCTTCGGGTATTCCTACCATACCCATCACAGCCCTACTACCTATTACGGATGCTGCCTCCGTACTTACATTAGCAACAGGCTCACCCGTTACCTTACAATCCATATATGCTACCCCATCAATGAAGTAACCACCATTCTTTTCAAATGTACTTTTAGCCATTTATTATTTCCTTTTCTTTGTTTAACCAGTTTAATTTAAATATGTGAGCATCTGTATACTTGTAAGGTTCTACATGCTCTGATTCTAAAATATCAACTACATTAACCCATTTAGGGTTCATAGTATCTCTTACCTGATACACACCATCCTTCTTATCAGCCCCTCTTAGTAGAATAAAATCGCCGTAATCAAAAGGACCACCCCACCTTTTAAGTAGGTTACGGGATAAAGCAACAAATTTATATTCCGATGCCTTACTAATACGAATCTTCGTTCCATCAGCAGTTATGTTTGGTGTATCATCACATTGAATGGTATTGGGTTGATACATAGTTACATCAACTGATATACCATATTCATCATAATGTGATAGCTCTTTTTTTAAACGAGCGTTTTCTGATTCTAAATATTCAACTTTTGATGAATACATATTCTTATATTTATCCATCATATTAGTTGAGAAAAAACCATTTACTAATGTTACCGCAATCACAGCAGCTATAGCTTTTTCTAAAGTTAACATATTTGTCTCCTTATTCATAGTTTAATATACAAAATAATTGCAATACAAGTCAAGACTTATTTTTATTTTTTTCAATATTCTTTTTAATTCTCTGATACATATTATTTACAGCTTCCATCTGTTTCTTAGAAAGTGTCTTACGATTAGTAGCTTGCCGAATAATACTTTCTATAAAATTTACTGAACCACCTTTATATCCTTTACTCCAATCTGTATTATTGATTTGTTCTTTAACCATCATTAGTTTAGGAAGAACCTTCCCAAGCCACTCAGATCTTTTATTCATCTCATCAGGCGAATTACGTTTTATGATATTGTCAATAGCCTTTTCCATCTTAGGTGTAATTTTTCTACCAGACTTTATTGCTACTAGCATATCAGAAGTAAAATAATCTGATTGACCAGCAGCCTTTAACTGTGTTTTGATTATATTTTCCAAAGCAACAATTCTGTTTCCAAATTGTTTTTTGTTTTTTTCAATCCATTTATTCATATTGTACCCTATAAGTAATTAGGACCTGTCCAACCAAACCAATCAGTATTGGTATCAAAGATTGAACCCCTAACATGCTTTGCCGGAGCAGCCCAACCAGCAGCTTTAAATACATCACCTTTGAAGTAAGGAATACCTTTTAGTATACCGTCACCATTAGCGATAAATCCCCAAACAGATGAACCACAAATTACCTTTGTGTATTTTTTGCCGGTTTTAATATTAATACCTTTATTAAATCTTTCAATACCTTCTGACCAATCTGTCCATTTAGCATAGTCTTTTTTAATACCTGTAATTAGGTTACTTATACCCTCCGAAAAATCGATGGCTGAATTTTTATTTAATTGGTTCTCTAAGTTCATAATTTATTTCCTTTTTCTTATACCTAAATATACAAAAGATATGCAATACAAGTCAAGGTTTTTTTTTATCTACTTCTACTAAATCCACCCTTTTCTAATCTGACAGGTAAAGAGCTCATAATATCCTCACCTACATCTTCAACTAAGTTAGATTCTAAATCTTCATCAGAACCTTCAGTTGTGGCAACTTTTTCGTCTTTAGATTTTGCATTGAATCTTTCATCATTACTAACTGTAGATTTTATGTTGTCTTTCCATTCTTTCCTTTTTCTTTCAGCTTTTTCTCCATATACTTCCCACCACCTTTTATTGGTGGTAATGTTGGGATTGGAACTAGCAATATCACCTTCCTTTTTTGTATGCTGTAAAGCTACGTTGTAACTTATAACAAACATAACAGCCATAGGATCAAATACAAAGATAAGCACAAAGATAAAGAACTTAACTACAGTGTCTATGTCGGTATCGAATGTCCTAGCTATGTAAATAACCGGACCTACATCCACACCGGTTTCAACTAATGCAGTTTTCAATTCACCAACTTCACCTTTTAATTCAATCATCTGTTTGTTTATTAATGTTATTTGAGGCTGATATTCCTCTCTAAGTTTTCTACGAGCAGTTCTATAATTATCTGGTAGTTCAGATATAGCGGCTTCTAATTCCTCTTTTAAGAATTTTTTATCTTCTTGTAATTGTTGTAATCTATCTTCTTTAAATATTAAAGCAGTTGATTCTTTTTCAAATTGTATTGTGGCACCTTGATAAGCATTTGATAGGAAACCAAAGATACCAGCCGATGTTATTAATATGAGAATTACAGTAGCTAAAGACATATAAAACTTTTGTAGAAAGTTTATCTTATCCCAATATCTATATAAGAATGAAGCAGCTACCAACTTACCAAACTCTAATGAACTAGCCATTATGATTACAGCAAATGTAGCACCTGCAAATAATTTTGATAACCCAAAAACTGAAAAGAAGGCTGCACTACCAGCTATAAGAAGTGCAGATAACCCTACTAATCTTGGAAATGATTTAGATTGTTCAAACACGATTTTCTCCTATTTATCTATAATAAATATTAAAAACCTACTTTATGTCCTCAAATTGACCTTCTTGACACTTCATGCATACAAAAAAATCATTCCCATTCCTAAGAACAGCATCAGCTAAAGTCCACATTTTTTTTAATTGATCGGGAGTGTAACCAGACCCAACCGACACCGTTCCAAGAATGATATACAATGTATCATCTACATTGATTAACTTTTTTTTTATGATATTTTCACCATTTTCTTTTTAGGTATCTCCGGCTCTTTTTTAGGAATTGATATTGATAACATACCATCCTTAAAATTAGCACTAACATCATCCCCATCTAAATGGTCTCCTAAGTTAAAAGACCTTTTGAATGAAGATTGTTTTAGTTCTCTGGTTATAATTTTAGCACCACCAGTATTTACAAATCCGTGCTTATCGCCGGATATGGTTAACATATTTTCTTCAACTTCTACTGAAACATTCTTCTTATCCAGTCCTGGAATCTCAGCTATGATACCTATTTTGTCATCATATTCATAGATGTTTACTTTAGGATAAGCTCCTTTGTTGAAAGATACACCAACCTCTTCTTGAAAAGCAGGAAATTGCTTATTCATTAGTTGGTCAAATATTTTATCGAAAGGTGTTATAAATTCATCTCGGTTGAGATGTTGTGGGTTAACTACTATTCTAGTCATTGTATTTCTCCTATTGTTGTTTACTATTTAGTCAAACACCAATGTCCTCTTTTGAGCGACATCAGTAACTTCTATAATATATATCGTGTAAATTAATAAAAACGTATTATTTTTTCATTAAATATTTTTTATTGTGTCGGATTTCATTTTAAAATAGTTATAGTGGTTATTTCCATATTGTTATGAATACTATAAATACCACTTGATATTTTTTTAGTATCCCATCGGTATGTTCCACTTAACTCCAACTCTTTAACCAACCTACCGGTAATGTCATATATCCTCGCGTTCCCACCACCATTAAGATTTACATAAGCATTGGATGGATTAGGCCACGCCAATACCCTTTCGGATATAAAATATCCTCTTGTTAAATTTTTAACCATCTCTTCTGTAAAATTAAATTCTATCCAAGCCATAGCTTGTTGTTGATTACCACCCAATACCAACTGAACCAATCCTATTACATCTAAGATATTTAACGTACCATCCAATGTGATATCAGCTGCTTCATATCCACATTGGCTATTATTTGTTCCTAATACAATATCTACTATCAAGAGTATATCTGCTATATTTAATTCCAAATCACCATTGACATCACCACCAGACCATATTAGATTGTTACAAGGGTCACAAACATCTCCTAAACCATCTGAATCTGTATCTGCTTGGTTCGGATTATACTCATCTATACAATTATCAGCTTCATCCAATACACCATCTTCGTCTATATCCAATACTAAGTTAGATAATCCTTCTTCAATCATTGTAACAATAGTGCTGGAATTAAATCCTGAGTCTGAGAATATCACTAATCCGTTCCCACCTATCACTACATTATGAGGAACATATCCAATACCAAACAATCCGTAAATATTATTACCACTATTATCATCTAAGATTGGAATTGATAATCCAAACGTTTCAGCCCACTCACTACAACTATATGGTTGTCCCCAATCCATTCCAGCAGTTACTATTTCTACATTGTAGTTACCAGCATATTGTTCTCGTATATTTTGTATTGCCGGAGCCTCCGACTGGCATGGTCCTCACCAAGTTGCAAAAGATGCTATGAATGTTACTTTATTAACTCCATCTTCTTCCCAAGACCAAGAACCTTCTCCATTGTAACATATGTCAGCACCAAAGTCACTTACAATATCTCCTTCCACATAGCTCTGTGCAAATGATAATCCTATAGATAAAATTATTTTAATTAACTTCATTTTACACTTCTAGTCCTCTTCTAAACCAACCAAAATAAAACTTTTCTAAATCTGGCTTACGGGTAACTAAGTCTGCATAGTATTTAATTCTGTAAGCTCTAACTCTTTCTAACTCTACGCCTTTAAGAGCTCCTATAGTTTTAGGTCCTAATCCACCATCTACAACTAAGTCAGCACCTTTGGCATTAGCTGCTTTCTGTAATATCTTTACTGCTCTACCTCTACCTTGATTTACACACATATCAAAGTAAATATGTTTTAAATCATCAGGTAATTGTGGAACTCTATTTTTCATCCAATAGTCTTGATAGTAAATTTCTTTTGCTCCATCTTTAGTTAGGTTAGCAATATCTACATCAGGATGAGAACGTTTAGCTATGCCAAAATTAGTCTCTCCACCTGGATCATCAGGATCGTTTACATATCCACCCTCATGGTGTAATACTACTTCGATTATATCATTAAATTCTACTAACATTATTTTTCTCCTATTTCTTACTGCTACTAACCAATGCCTCTGATACTTGTGCACTTAGTAATGATTGTATTGAAAAGTAAAGCGATGGATTTCTTTTCAATAGTTCTTTAAATCCTTGTTGTTCCCATGTTAAGCATTCTGTATCGTGTTTAGCCATACAAGTAGCAGTTGCTGGTTTCTCTGTTAAAAAACTCATTTCCCCTACAAATTGACCATCTTTTAATTCGGCTACTTTTTTATTACCAACACTAACATCAACTGTACCATTATAGATTAAATTTAATGTGGGAACATTGTGACCCTGTTGAGTAATAAATTCACCTTCTTTAAAGTGAGTCCAATCTGCTATTTTTGTAATCTTTAAAAATTCTACTGGTGTCATACCCTTAAACATAGTTTCATATAATTCTTTATGTTTAGGTGACATATGAACCGGTCTTTTCTCATATATTATTACTGCTATGTGATATAAGTTTACTATAATAAAAACTATATTCCAATTTATAGCCAACCACATTGGTTCAATTGGAATATAAAAGTTATAAAATACAGAAAATAAACTAGCTAATATAGATACTAACCTTAACCATAAAATATCTTTTACTAAAAAAGAAAATGCAATTAAACCAAATGCTAAATGTCCGGCTAATAAGGCTATGTTCATTACTTATCTTTTTTCTTAGAATGTCTAAACCAAAAGTCAATTGTCTTACCAAAGGTAGCAATAAATGTACCCAAGATAATATTCAGTAAATCTCTATGTGTCTCATCTAATTCTAAAGTTGGATGAAATAATAAATACAATACCCAATATAGTATTGCAAACATACCACCTGTAATTGTAAACTGCATCCAATCTGGCAATCCATCACCACCCATATATAAATCAGGACCAGTTGGTATCGGTTTTGGTTTTGGTTTTTTATTTCGTCTTTCTACACCATCCCATTTTTTTTGAATTACTTTAGCTTCGGACATTATCGTCTCCATTTTTTAATAAATATTAACCTATCATAGTTTTCACTTTAAGTTACTTTTATTTATAAACCAAATCCTGCCCATAGTGTCCTTAACTCTGTAATCGCCATTTTTTTCTATATTTTCAAAAAATACTATTTCATCAACATATAAAGTTCCATTTACAGTAGTTACAGTATTTATAACTTTATACTTTTTACGTTTTGACTTCATCATTTTTGTAAACATCAGTAACAGTAGTACTTTCTAAATTATAATCTACTATCCACTTTTCAGTTTTCTTTTTAGGTGGTCTAAGAAGTTCTAATATCTTAGCTACAGAATGTCTAAGCTCTTTAACTTCATTAGCTATTTTGTCTAATTCATTACCCACACTACCTTGTGCTATATTAGACATCCTTAACCTCTCTTAAAGATTCAACCTCACCCATATGATTTGGCATAGTTGATAGGTAATCTAAAGCATCTGCTTTAGTTTCTGCTAAAAAGGTATAGCCCTCATCGGTTGTCCATTTCTTATAATGGTCGAATTGACCTTTACTTTTACTCTTTGGCATTCATAGCCTCCTTGTATAGTTATCGATTATTTAAATTAAAATTTAAAAAAGTCTTTATAGTCATCTTTGTAAAACACCCATGTAATATATAATATAATTACAGTAATACTAAGACCTAAATACAACATAATTACTCCTCTGCTGGTTTATCAACTAAATCTTCTTTCTTAGCTGCTTTCTCTGTAGCTATCTCAGCTACAAATGCTTTCTTCTTACCACCATCATATTCATAAGCATGACCTTCGTTAATAAGTATATCATTTATACTAACCAACCCATCAGCTGACTTATCAACATTTTCTGCTACTTCGTGACCTACTGAATCTGGTGATACAAAAACTTCTCCTAATACTCTACCGAACTTACCAGTTCCGTGTGAAACAATTTTAAAAATCCCAGCTTCTAATAACTCTTTATTACGAGCCTTAGCTGCTAGTCCTTTTTTCTTTTCATCTAAATCTCTGGTTCTACTTTCCCAAGTATCAATACCCATATATCTAATTCGTTTTTTGATTTTTAAATCGAAACCTAAATCGATATAACAATCGATTGTATCTCCATCTAAAACTCTATCTAGAGTACCATTGTACTCAAATGATGCTGGTTTTTTAGCCATTATATTTCTCCATTAAAGTTGAATATTCAGTTGAGTCGCAAGTAACCTGAACATCCAATAGTCACATTTATTATTTGTATCTAAGCTATCCAACATACGTTGCGCATCAGAGGTTGTTATTCTCTTACTATAAATATTACCCTCGTAAGTAAATGTGTCTGCTCCCACGCTTGCTATTTGTTTTGCAAACTTTTTAACTTCTGAGAAGTTTAGGAAGTGAGGATAAGTTGCTTTAAATCCTCTACTTTTATCGCACATTAAAATATAATTCTCATAAGCTGAGTATTGACTTCTTTTCATTTTTTAACCTTCTTTTTCTTTTATGTTATAGTGTTGTATTAAAACTGCTGTTATTTCAGCGGCTAAACTTTCTCTTATTCCTTTAGAACTTAAATTCAATTGCCTATCCTTATATCTTTTTAAAACTTTTTCTATTATATTTTTCATATTTATTTCCGTATTTTTAGTTAAATTTTTTTGGGTGGCCGGAGAAAGGAATTAAAACCGACCACCCGAGCGGTGGTTAACTTTTTTTAACCACCACCCACAGAGAGAAAAACTTAGTTAGCATTCTCAACTTCATCTTCATTGAACAAGTCATCGGAAGAACCATCAGAAACATACTTCTGTACAAGCTGCTTCACATAGGTTCTTTCAGACTCAAGCCCACCATCATCAGAAAACTGAGGATAGACAGTTACTTCAGCCGCTTCATCTAATCCGAAACCATCAAAGAGAAGTCCAGCAATCTCAACAGAAGTTCTGGTTGAAATTCCAGCAGACAATCTACCAGCCTCAGACTTTGACTCACTACGAGTTGCGGAAGAAATCTCAGCAACAGACTTTAGAAGTTCTGAATCAACATGTGGAAACATATAGTTCAACAACCCATGTTCTTCATCAGAAGTCAAAACATCCATTTCTACAATAATGAATCTATCCATCAAAGCCTTATCCATAACTCTGGTAGAAGTATACTCATTACCTACATTAGCGGTAGCAACGAAAGTAACACCATCAGCCACATTGATGGTTTCCTGACCTTCACCTTCATCCAAACGAAGATATCTCTGACCACTATCTAATACTGTCATCAGAATATTCCAAGCATCTGGATGAGCCCGACTCAACTCATCTAACAGAATAACAGCGTTAGGAGTCTGAATTGCTTTGACAAACAAAGCCTCAGAGAAGTAAGTACCTTTCTTCTTATCGAAGTGAGTATTACCAATCAAAGTGGCTCTGGGGTCTTGTGTCGCACCCAAATTAAAGTAGAAGTCAGCCCTATCTAGCGAATTAACCAATGACTTAGCCGCCATAGTTTTTCCACATCCAGCAGGACCTGTCATCAAAATGTTCTTACCTCTAACGGCTGAACGAACTAAATACTTCCACTTCAATTCTTTCATAACCAAACCTTGTGGTTTGAGACTATAAGAAGAGTGAATGAAATTTAGAACCTCAGCATGTTCTGTAGGAACATCAACTGATGAAACATCAATGACAGGAGCTGAACTAGCCTCAAATTCTGACATTGGAACTTTCCACCAAAAGGTTTTACCATTTTTATTAACCCTTTGTTCAAGAGCCATATTGGTATTGAAAGCACTCTTTCGAGTACCATTAGAAATTTGTGATGTATATTTATTACCATCAGCATCCCAAGCATTAAACCTATTGCCTGATTTTATTATTTGAACTACTTTTTTATTCATATCTTTTTTTCCTTTTTTTTGATTTGAATTGTTAGTGAATCTCTCATTTCTCATACCTTAATATACAAAAAAAATGCAATACGAGTCAAGACTTATTTTAAAAAATCTTCAACTAATTTATCTAATTCATCAGTAGGATTACCGAAGTACCCATCCAAGTCATCGAACATCACATTATCTTTTTTCATATCAGTAAGGGCTATTTTTTTAACCCCATAACCAATATCAGTTTTTTTTGTTTTTTTAGTATTTTTTAACTTCTTCATTTTTTCTCCGTTTGTCATATATGAATATACAAAATAATTGCAATACAAGTCAAGTAGTTTCTCTAAATAATTTCATTATTTTTTTAACGATGTGAGTATTCTCACCTGACCAAGGCATTGACCTTCTAATTTGTTTAATGTGTTCTGCCAGAATTATCTCAAGTTTATTTCTTGTTTTTTTACTGTAAGCATTGAAACTCATTTTATTTCTCCAAGAATAGTTTGTTCATTGTTTTAGCAACAGCCAGTACCGAAGTTACATCAACGAAAGCAGCTCCCTTACCATACATTTTTGTGAATGTTTGTTTTTCATCACGATAATCATATCTACCACCGATAAAGTAACTAAGAACCTTAACACCACGATTACGAATGTCTTTAACCATTTTAGCGGTGTGATTAATAGCGGTGTCATGATAATAACTCACATCATCATTTTGAAACATTGGCATCCCATCAGAAAAATTTAGAAAGTAAGAATCTTTATCATTAGAACTCATTTCGATTTCCTTCATCACAGCCTCAAAACATAAACCTTCTGGTGTGGTACCTGATGGTTGAAGTAGATGAAACAGATTCTTAATCTTTGAAATCTTATCAACTCTGGAATCATAAGCAATCAACATTAGTGGACTGTAAGTTCCTTTACCTCTACCATTTTGTGAGTCCTGTGTACTTCTGTAAGAAATAACCAAATCAACATTTTGAATCATTGAACAAGCCTTAGCTATCGCAGCAACAGAAGTCTGAGTATTTGTCCACTTATCCCCACCCATTGAACCAGAGGCGTCAACAGAAATGTGAAGAAAAGCATCTGAATAAGATTCTACAAAAGTGGTTTTGAAAACTCTCTCATTACCAAACCCAAGCTCAGCAACTAATCTCTTATCAATACGACCACTATCTAAACGAGACCACTTAGTCTCACGAGTCTCACCACGCACCTGAAGTTTCTTACCTAAGATAGTTCCCATCACTAAACCTTTATTGATGGCTTCATTGTATTCATCTGAGTGCCATCTGTATTCCGGATTTTGAATCATACGGATAGTGCCAGATTCAGCCAAAGCTTTGTTGAATTTCTTAACCATTAATACTTTAGTAGGAATTTTTTTACCGGTATAAGTATCAGTAGCACCAGCAACATCAACATAACTCATACCCGCAGCTTCAACGGTATCTATTGAAGATTTATCTTTTTTAGAAAGTTTCTTCTTCTGAATATCACCATCCATAAACTTATTTTGTTTCTTTATGGCGTTTTCAAGTTGTTTTTTCTGATTAGGAGTAAGTTCAACTTTTTTATCACCACTACCATTACCCTCTGTAAGACCACTTTCAATCATATCATCCAATTCTTCATCAGAGATTGACTCAGAACCCTCACCACCATTACCATCACCATCACTAGCACTTTGACTCTCATTAGATTCTTTCTCATCAGATGATTCCTGACCATCTTTATTTTCATTATCAGTAGCAGCAGGTTTAACATCTACATTATCTAATATAATATGAAATATTTTAAGAGCGACATCAAAAGCATCTTTTGTAGAATTAAGATTTTTTACATTCTTAAAAATAAGGGAGTGAATTTCTCTGAGACCTGGTAGAGCGTCTAAGTTAGAATTTTTATTAGTAAGGTTAATGATTCTGAAAATGTATGAATCCCAATCATTATCAGTATATTCATCAGTAACTAAAGCCTTATCGATAATCTTAGAATGAAAGTACTTATCATACATTGAATGATAATAACCTTTGTAGCCTGGTGAATTTGAAAAGACAAAATAATCAATTCGTCTATCCTCAACATAGTTAAGTAAGTTTTTAACTTTATCTTTTACATCATACTCGCTCCAACCAAATACTTCAGCTCTCCTAACATATTCTTGTGGAATATTATTTCTGAGTTGTTTTAGAAAATCAAAATCTGAAAGTTTAATGTGACTACCTTCATGAAGAGCCAAACCAACAGTTGAATCAAATAACTTATCATCTAATTTAGAAGATATAACAACTGATTTACCATCGGTATAACTATCTCCGTGCGCATTAAAGGTAACTTTTATATCAGATTTGCCAGTTACGATAGAAACAAAGTTACTGATAGCTCTACGATAAGAAGCCAGTGCAACTAAATCAACACCCTTCTTAACAGGCTCATCTTCATCAAAGATAGAAGTTCTTCTAACATCATTATCACTCCAAAAGGAAGAATAATTGTTAGTGATGTTACTAGCAGAGTATTTCTCTCTGAGAGCCATCGGGTTAAAGTTTTTAAGTTTTTCTTTCATATTTTCCCTTTTTTTCATACCTAAATATACACATTAAATGTAATACAAGTCAAGTCTTTTTTTAATTTTTTTTGATTTTTTTTAAGATTTAAGAAACTAGCATTGTCCGTTATTAAAACAAACATCAACAAAATCATTCTTAAAGTCTCTCTCATCATACAAGAAGATACAAAAGAATTGCAATACGAGTCAAGGTTTTTTTTAAATAAAAAAAGGGTTCTGTAGTTTTTTAAGTTTAAAGTATAGTGGAAACTAAAAATCGGTTGAACCCTTTTTATATAATATTGAAAATTAGGGGGATGTAGGATTATTGAATACCTACAACTTTCAGCTCAGATTTTTATTACCTTTTACCTATCACCCAGAAGTTATACTGGTTCTCCTAATAGATGGTTAATTCTACGTTAGAGCGACTACAATGTCTGTGATATTGCCTTATCTCTCTGAGACTAAATTATTCAGCCACAAGATGGGATTTCGGTTTTACCCTTACCCATAAAAAGGTCAACGAATCAACGTTTAGTTTCTGAAAGTACATTTCGAGTCATATGTCTTGAAACCGTTTTTTATGACCACCACATTAGGCGGTAGGTTAGTCACCACAACTTCTCGATAGATTGTCTTATGAGCTTCATCATCTACTCATTATTCGACCAATCCCATACAGAGTTAATTACTCTCTGCACTTTTCAAATTTTCAAATTGTCAAAAAACATTTGTATCGTATTTGATACATTAATATATATATGTATATATTCTCAAATACAATTTTTTTTACACTTTTTTTAATTTTCTTCTTAATTGTAAAATATAACCATCTATTTTTTTTGTATCACTATCATCAGACATCTTCTCACGTTTGATAATAAGCTTACCCAAAGCTTTTTGTAAATCTAATCTGGATAATCCTTTCATGCTTTTTCTATAATATAATAATGCTAGAGCCTCATCTTCAGCTTCTGCTCCACGAACACCAGCAACTGCTGTAACATACTCCACTTCATAATAAACATCTGTAACATCTTGGATTTCTTCCCATACGGTATTTTCCCACATAGCATCTAAATCCAACTCAACATCAGTTGAATCTTGTCCTAATATAACACTTATTAATAATAAAGGTAAGTATCTCATTTTTTCTCCTGTTGTTCAATTCTCTTTTTCTTTTTATATTTTTTTATTATTTGTTGTTCATCTAGCTCCCATACCAAACAAGCTCCTAAACAAATAACAGCTAATGCAGTCCAACTCATATTGTAATCTCAGTTATCAAATTAGTTGTGTTTACTAAAAAACTACCAACTACTATTTGGTAATCACCCGGTTCTATATCTTCTGACCATTCGGTAAAATACAATTTCCACCTATACTTGTGTATCCTATCTCTACCATCATCGTGTCTATCCAACTCAAATGGTGCTTGATGAATAACAACACCATTCTTATCCAATACCCAAAGTTTAGTATTGTCTTGTAGTATTCTATATCTAACCCAAACTATATTACCACCCTTATCTGTATCTTTCCAATACTCTATTGGATAATCATCAAAGTAATCTTGTATCTCTGGCTCTATAAACCTAACCTCTTCTTTAGGATACAAAATATATCCCAATATTATTACAGTTAATGTTGATATTATAATTTCTATATTTTTCATATACGACCTTAGTTTGTTAATTTAACAGGAGTTTCTGAAAATGAAAATGTACTAGCATTATAAATAAAGTACCAAATTTCATTATTCATTCTCCTATGGTATAGTTTAGTTCCATCAAATTGCCACTCATTATCCTCATCAGGTATTCCTAATGAAGTTGTAACTATAACACCTCTTGTACGACCTAAAACAGATAATGGATTACTTGGCCAACTCTCTGTTCCTGTATTTTCCTTTTGATATTCTGCATACAATTCCAATTCTTGAAATATCTGATATGTAAATTTTTTTTCTGATTTTAATTCTTCTAAAGCTATTCTTTCCATATATCTTGGTATTGCTTGTGTTGAGAGGATACCTATCAATAGTATTACTATTAGCATTTCTATTAATGTGTATCCTCGCATCATATCTCTCCTACTACAAATTCTCCATAAGAAGGGCTGTCCGTATCTAAATCTTCTATGTAGAATTTTTTTGTTATAAATCCACTTGAGCTTGTATCAGCTTCCCAATAATAAGTATAAGGATTACCATTAGAATTAAAAGGTAATCCACCATTAAATAAATTATTTGGTGTTCTACCATCTGACAATTCTGTATTATTATATGTTGAATCTAATAAAGCGTTTTGTGGTAATGTTGGTAGCTGCGGGTTACCGTCCATGTAAGTTTCATTAAAATATCTCATAAACGTATCTTTTATAATTATCATATTAGATGTGTTAACAGATATTTGAGTTTTAGTAATCACATTATTGTAAATGGGGACACTGGTTCCTATCAATATCCCCATCAATGCAATAGCCACTACTACCTCAACTAATGTAAACCCGGCTGAGTTCTTCATAGAAGCTTCCCCTATAAGTTTGACCTAGCGCTAATAGAACCAACTGCTGCGTTATCACCAGTTTGAACACCCTTATCATATACCCACTTTACTCGTGAATTGTCATTTCTTTGATGAGTAATGGTATTGTTCGTGGTGTTAAATGTCCACTCACCATCGGTATCGGCATCATCTGTATCTGTAGTGTAACCAACAGGCACTACTTCCAATCCTTCAAATGGATGAGTAGGCCAACTTTTACGACCATTATCTATCATCTGTTCTACAGCATAGTTACTCAATCCAGCTTCGATAGCTCCGATTACAGCATCTTCTGCGGCCTCTTCAGCCTTTACTACTGTATTCATATATCTTGGGATAGCTACTGCTGCTAGAACACCCATTATAATCGTTACCATAATTAATTCGATTAATGTAAATCCTTTGTTGTTCTTAAACATGACTATATCTCCTTTTGATTTTATTGATTAAGGTACTAATGTTTTATGTAGTTCTGTTGGGTTCTCAGCATCAGCTACGATAATAGCAGGTGCTTGTGAACTTGAACCTGAACCACTTCCTGGTATTACTAAATAAATATAAGCTCCATCCTGATATGGTGAGGACATTCCATTATTAGCAAATAGGTTAACGAAGTCAGCTGCTCCATCAGTATCATAAACAACTGATGATTCTAATGAATGCCAATCACCTTGAACTGCATCTTGGTCATCTGCAGCTTGTGCAAACACATATACAAAAGAAGATAAATCATCTGTATACCCATCATAGTTATTCAAGATTGTTTCAGTAAAGATTTCTAATGCAATATCAGTTTGAGTACCACTTGGTAAATCGTACCCACCAACTTTCGCATCATACTTAGATTGACCTGGAAATCTTCCACGACCTTCTTCATCTAACTTAGCGTTATAAAAGTTGTTAGCTGATTGAATAATCTTATCGATGTTATTCATGGTTTTCTTTTCTTTAGCTCCTTCACCAACACTACCGAATTGCGGTGCGGCTGTAGCTGCTAATGTGGCCATCATAGCCGTAGTAACTGCAAATTCTGCAAGAGAGTTTCCAGTAGTACTCTTTATTTTATTTAATAGGGATTTGAACATTTTAGTTCTCCTTGTATTACTTATTAAAACACATACCCGAATGGTATGTTCTTATACTATATAAGGTACAAAAACTATACCAAACTACCTGTTTTTTAAAAAATAATTTAAATTATTTTTTAAACTTTAATATTGTTGAAGATAGGAGGGCTAAAAAAAAAGTCTTATAATATTTAAGACTTTTTCTTATACATAATTTTATTTATTTTCAAAAAAATATGTAACATTCTGAACATTAATGTTACACTTCTTGTATCATATTTATACAATCAAAATACATCCTCTGCTAACATATCATCTATAGCGCCTTTAATGTCTTTAGCAGAACAATCAACCTCACCATCCATATCAGCTTTCCAAGTTTCTTTTTTACTTCCATCAAAGAATAAAGCTATCGATGGAAAGTTTCTAAATCTTAATTTCTTAACAACCTTTTTTGCTTGCTCACTAGCAACAAATATTATTTCACAATCCTGATAACCCTCAACTCCTTTTAGTATCTTGTCATCTAAGTCTTGTTCTTGCCACTCCGATGTAAAGACGGCTACGACCACACCACCGTTAATCTTTTCCTTAAAGTTCTTGTCATTTACTTGTCCAAATGTAACAGACAGGAATAATAATAGTGTAAATATAAATCTCATGATAAACTCCTATTTGTCCCTTTTTCTACGTTCAAGGTCTTTGATGTCCTTTTGTAATTCTTTTATAGTTTCTTCATACTCGTCTAATATATCATAGACAGCATCCATATCTTCTTGTAGACCACCAACTTGGTTCTTGTATTGTTCATATGACCGTGGCCAGTTGTGACCATCGGGTTTGGATGGATATTCATCTCCAAAAATTGATTCTATATCTATCCTTGGTAATTCTTTTGCCTCTTCTATTTCTCCTTGTAGTGTATACCACATACCGATTAATGATGCCAGACCTGTTCCAGCTGCTATCATTGTTTGTACAGATAATGTAAATTTTGTATCTAAAACCTTGTCCTCTGATAATTCTATGGGTTCTTTTTTCTTCGGTTCTTCAACAACGAGTTCTACTTTAGGAGCTGGCTCAGGTTCGGGTGTTGGTTCTGGTTCTGGCTCTTTGTGTTGTTCTTTTAACTCGTCTTGCTTTAGTATAACCTCTGTGATATCGTCTAAGGAACAGAAATTCATCTTTACAAGTATTTCACCAATGGTGCTTTTATCACCTTTGATTTGAGCCTGTAGAGCTTTATTTAATTGTCTCTTTGTAATGATATCCTCATCACATAACAACTTGCCTATTTTAATATCACCGTTCATATATTATTCGCCTGTGTAAAATGTTCCCTCAGGATCCATTCCTATTTCTATGTTCTCAAAAATTAATAATGCTATCTGTAATTCATCTCTATATGGATTGTAAAACTGACCATTTACCATACCAGATATTTTGTTATCTTCAACTTCTGTTATCTCTGCTTGACCAAAGTCTGTATAATCAAAACTACCTATAATTTCTAAATCTATAGTTTTATCCCTATCAACTGTATCTTCAACTCCATAATTTAAATACAAACCTTCATCTATTAAATTATCATTATCTTCGGCATCCTGGTCATACCATATAGTAGCGTAATGTTCTAATTCAGGTAATACCCTACCGACTTCTCTTTGAAAGTGAAATACAAGTAGCTTCTTAATCTTGCCATCCTCGCCAAGTTTCTTCTGTCCAAATGTTGTTATAGAACCATAGTAAGTAAATGGATCTATTGGATCACCATTTACCCACATTTCCATTGATGGTTCTAATACCACCTCTTCTACTCTATTATCTTCACAACTTAGTGTAAATATAGAAAGTATTCCCATTAAAAAAAACAATCTTACATTATTATATATCTCATAATATTTCATTTTAAAATCCCATAAACTG